AACACTGGTCGACCGCACCGGACTCGATGAGTGCGACGAGGTCGCGGACGGCCTGCACCGATGCGCCGGCGATACAGGCCGGTGCCCTTTGAAGTTTGCTCTCGAGGGATGCCCGCAGGCGCTCGACCTCTTGTTGATCTTGAACTGCTTTACTCATGACGCTCTCCTTTCCCAGTGGTATGAAACGATTGACGGGTACTTCTCCGCCTTGGTGACGATGATGGCCTCTGGCGCACGCAGGATCGAGTTGTCGTACTCGAGCCACTCAATGGCCTCCTCGGTGCTGCCCGGGATGGCGTCGATCTTGGACCGCTGCTGCCACCACTTCTCGGCCTTCGTCCGTGCGAAGCCCTGATGCGATAGGCAGCACCACTCCGCTGCCTTCTTGAGCACGCCGTCGTAGTACTCCACGCGCAGGCTGGCCGGACTGCCTGGCTTGTTGTGCAGGCGGTAGCGCACCTCGCTCACGGGCACGGTCTCGAACAGCGTTTCTTTTTGGCTGCTCAGTACCGCAGCGGATGACGCTGTGGCCCCGTGCTTGATGCGTTCGGGGGGTGGGAACTCATGGCCGCACTCCACGCATTCGGTGGCGCTGGCTGGGTTGGGGTTGCCGCAGTTGGGGCACAGCTTGGTCGGTGCCTCGCCCTTGCGTCCGCCCGTGGGTACGCGGCCCTTGATGGCATCGACCGGGCCCAGCGTGGCGATGGTGTCGGTGAAGTCGGCCACCAGGGCGTCGGCCTTTCCGTCGGCGGTGCGCAGGGCGCGGCCAAGGATCTGCACGTACAGCACGGGCGACTTGGTTGCCCGCAGCAGCACGAGGAAGTCGATGTCCCTGACATTAAAACCAACGCTCAATACGCTGACATTTACCAGGCAGCGCAGTCGCCCGGCGCGGTACTCGGCAATGGCGGCGTCACGCTGGGCGGCTGGCGTGTCGCCCGTCACCACCGCGGTGGGCACACCACGCTGCAGCAGGGCGGCGCAGACGTGCTCGGCGTGGGCCACGTTGACGGCGAACACCAGCCACTTCTTGCGGGGCGCACCCAAGACGACGATCTCGTCGCAGGCGGCCTGCACCAGCTCATCCTTGTCGGACACCATGGCCAGGTCTTGCAAGTTGTAGTCGCCCGCCACTGTGCGCACGCTGCTGGTGTCGATGTGGGTTTGCGTCGGCACCGTGGTCAGTGGCGACAGAAAACCCAAGTCCAGCAGCTCCTTGATGGTCACGCGGCTGCAGATGTGGGTGAACAGCGGGTCGTCGCCATGAGTGAGCCAGACACCGTTGCCCCTGAAGGGTGTGCCCGTGAGGCCCACAACGCGGGCGGGGCTGCCGTAGCGGCGCAGGTCGGACACGAACTGTCGCCACATGCCGGTGTCTGACGTGGCGATGCCGTGGCACTCGTCGGCCAGGATCAGGTCGATTCGCCCCATGCGGTGCGCTTGCTTGTAGATGCTGCCGATCGTGGCGTAGGTCAGGTCAAAGCCCAACTGCTTGCGCCCCACGGCGGCGGAGTAAACCCCGGCGCTGGCCTCGGGCCAGACGGTGTACAGCTCCTGCACGTTCTGCACGAGCAGTTCCTTGCTGGGCACGATGACCACGATGCGGGTTCCGGGGAACTCTTGCATGGCACGCTGCGCGATCATGGCCACCATCATCGACTTGCCTGCACCCACGCAGGCCTCGACGACGGGGTTGCCGTCAGGGTGGGTGTTGAAGTAGGACCACAGGTCCTCGACAACCTTGGATTGGTAGGGGCGGGGGATGAGCATCAGGCCACGACCTTCGCATCCACACCCATACCCATCAGCTCCGACTTGATCCGGTAGCAGTCGGCCAGCATGACCTTCTGCTGGCAGTCGCGGATCTCCTGCGATGCCAATGCGCCGTTGCTGGGGTCGCCGTTGACGAACGGCCCGGTCTCGGTTTCGTAGACCACATCACCATTGACATAGTCCGACTGCTTGGCGAAGTTCTGGAGGAGGATTGGGATGTAGCGGTGCTGGTCGCAGCCGGTGCGCTGGTCTTCGATCGTCCGGTCGGCACGGTGCTGGGTGCAACTCCACCGTGAGTCACCATCCATCTCCGGCGTGCTGTGCGCGCAGGTGCGGCACGTCACGGCTGGCGCAGCCTCGCCATGACAGTTCTCATGGAACGAACAAATCTTGCACACGTACCAGCTCGGGTCTTCGCTGCACTTGAGCGGCGGCTCGGCGGCGCGGATCACTCGCTCGGCGCGGGCCTTCAGGCGGGCGAACTCGACGGGGTCGAACTCGATGCGCTCGCTGTACAGCTCGTCGGTGTTCTTGTTGACGGCCAGGTAAACCGCCCGGTCCATGCCGGTGTAGCCGCAATAAACCATCATTTGCGCATAGTGCATGGGCTTGGACTTCTGCACGCCTTCCTTCACCAGTGCGGCAAAGGACTTGTCGTTGTGGGTCTTCATTTCCACCACCGACCAGGTCTTTGGTGCTTCGGGGAAGCCACGGGCAGCGCCGTCCATGGAGCCACCGAAGTGGCCGCCAAGGTCAGACACGCGCCACTGCTGGCCGTCGGGGGTGACGTCGTGGACCTCGACACCGATGCGGCGCAGGTTGGCTGTGAAGCGGGCCTCGGCCAGTTGGCCAGTCTCGAACAGGCGCAGCATGCGGCCGGGAAACTTCTTGCTGTCGACCCAGCGGAAGGTCATCCACAGGTAGCGCTCGCAGGCGTGGCCAATCAGGCTGGCACCCAGGTGAGGGCGGTTGCCATCGTCCGCATCGTTCTCATACGCCTCGTAGATGCGGGCGACGGTGGTGTGCTTGGGTTCGGGCAGGGTGGCCATTGGGATTTTCTCCGTGGTGAATAAACAATCCATGCCCCCGCACGCGAGGGCACAGGCTGATTACTCTTCGTTCTCAGTCACCAGTGAGCCAGCAACTTCGACCTTCACGCCGTCGGTCATCGCGGCCACCAGAGTCTTCTGGCTGGCGCGCTCAACGGTCAGGATGTCGCGGGCAACGTGGCGCAGGGCTGCGTGCTTGCTGGTTGCTTCGACCAGGCGGAAGGCGTCGGGGCCTTGGACCGCATAGATATGTGTGCTCATAGGTTCTTTCTTGGTTGGTTGATGGAAATAGGTGGGGCCGTTACTCGCTGCACTGTGTTGCATCGCCGAGAACCCCCAGCGCACAGCATCCGTTTTTGCGGCCCCGAAAAATCAGGCTGTCTTTTTTGCCCAAGGTGGTGTGGAGCCAGCGGCGGGCGATGCCACTGGTGCGTTGGCCGCTGGCGCTGCAAAAGCCGGACGGGGTGCGGTGGCACCGCCTGCAGGCTTGAACCCGCTGATCTCGTTCTGGTCGGTGTACTGCGGGTCCTTGCTCACACGAATCTTCACGCGGGCCACGAAGGGCTTGTTGTGCAGCTCGGTCGTGTCGGTCATGCGCACCACGCCGATGGCGTCGCACAGCTCGCGCAGTTGTTGCTGGGCGATCTGCTCGGCGGTCGGGTTGGTGTGCTGCACGTTCAGGCGGCAGAAGATTTTGCGGCCGTTGTAGCCCTCTTGCAGCACTGTCACAGTCAGCTTCAAGCACTGGCCGTTGCCGGACTTCAGCGGCTCAATGCTGGACTCGGTGACTTGCGCCACATAGTCGCCTGCTGGCAACAATTCATAATTGTTCTCGCGTTTTTCAACGGTGCTGGTGTCAAAAGAAAAATTCGCCATGGTGGGTGCTCCTTAAAGATGGCAATGTGCGCGGCAGGTATAAAGCCCCTGCTGCATTAGGCTTGATTGATCGCTGCCAGAGAGGCAGCAAATTGGTTCCAGTCCAGCGGCATGTTGGCCATGCCGAAGCGGTTGCCACCGCAGTGCGCTGGGTGCGGCTCGACGTGCAGGATGCGTTCGCCGGTGGTGGTGGCTTTCGTTTCCTTGTTGCCGAAGCCAGCGTCGGTCTTGCTGGTGAAGATGCGGTAGCCGCAAAAACCGATGACGTCGGCCCACTCCATGACCAGGCCAGATGCGCGATCGTGCAGCTTGAGGACGTGGCTGTCGTAGCCTTCGGTCAGCGGGTCTTCGACGCGGCGGATCTTGTCGTGGGCGATCAGGATGATGCCCATGCCCTTCTCGGAGCGCAGGGCTTCCAAGCCGTTGAGCAGGTTGCGCCACTCAGCAGCGGCCTCGATGTAGCCCTTGCCGAAGCCGGGGGCCTCGATGTTCTTCCAGCCGTTCTTCTCGCAGACGTGCTGCTGGAGCATGGGCTCGAGCCAGTCCAGCGAGTCAATGAACAGGGTTTGGAACTCGTGGTCTTCGTTCAGCAAGACGCCAATGGCCTCGTACACATCGGTGAGCGACTTGGCCAGAGGGAAGGCCTGCGCGTCCACCGCGTCAGCGCCGTCTTCGGTCAGGATGCCGATGGCGTTGGGGGCCATTGCGGCAAAGGTTGTTTTTCCAATCTTGCCTGGACCCGCAATGACGACTTTGGGGGCGCGCACGCGGCGGGTGCGGGAGATGGATGAGAGGGAAATAGCCATTGTGATTCCTTAAACAGCTTCGATGGAAATGGTGGGCGATGCGGGCTTGCTGGTGATGAACTTCGCCACAGCAGCCTGACCCTTGTCGTCCAGCTTGCGCATGGCACTCACGCTGACGTCGGCAGACCACTTGAATGCGCCCTGCTGTTCGGCGGTAAGCTTGTCCCAGACCTTTTGCAAGTCGTCAGTGGCGACCTTGCGTGAGACTTTGTATGTCACGCTGACCTTGTACTCGCCAGCCTTCTGGCTGACGGTGCCCTCGGCCTTGGCCGGATCGTGCAGCATGTCGGCGATGAGTTCGTCAATTTGACGACGGGCCGCGACAGCAGAGTCTTCGGCTCGCTTGGCCTCGATGCGCGCTGCGACAAGTTCGTTGATAATGATTGCTTGCATGATGGTGTCCTTATGGAGCGGTTAAAAAACGTGTTGAGGTGGTAAGTGTATCAGCATTGTGAAGTGCTGCAAGGTTTTTTTCGTCAAGATTTTTTGACTCTGACGGCGGTGTCCAGCCGTACTTGCGCCAAGTCGCTTGCACATCGGCACCAGCGTGCCAAATGAAGTCGGGATGCCCGACGGGGATGAGTGGGTCTGTGCGGCGGGCGGTCATGCTGGCCGCCACACAAACAAGTCAAGGGCGCAGACCGCAATGCAGGCCAGCAGAAATGCCACGCGCCAAGCGCGCTGGCTGAAGGTCATGCCTTCGGTGGTGAACTCAAAAATGTCGTATCTCAATTTGTCTCTCCAATTTCAATGCTGATACTTCAGGTGCCGTAGGTGGCCCACTCGGGCATGGCGTTGAAGAAACGACGGGCAGTTCCAAGGCGGGCCACGGTGATGTGACCGTCGCGCAGGTCTTCCAACTCCACGATCTCGTCTTTGTAAGTCTCGATGGTGCGCAGGTTGTGCTGGCGTTGCCAATCTTTGTCAATCAAAAAACTGTCGGGCAGCGTGTGCAGACCAGCGTTGGCAACCTCAAGGCTGGCAATCATTTGATTTAAAAAATTGATCAAATTTGTGCAGTTGTCGTGCAGCGCGTTTTTGACGTTCATGTCGGACTCCTCTGTCTCGTCCGGGGAACTGCCCGGCCAGTGAGTGAACTATAACAGGCGTGATATTCACAAGTCAACAAAGGGGCATCAAAGCCCCTATGTTTTTATCAAGTATGTGAAGCGCGGTTATTTTTTCATGGCCTTTGCAGCTGCAATCAGAGCGGCCTGGGCCTGCGGGTCCATGTCACGGAACGCTGCCAGCAGTTCTTTTTCGGCCTTGCGACCGACGGTGCTGATTTCGAAGGGGTGACCTTCGCCCGTGATGATCCATTCCGGTGAGCACTCAAGCGCGGCTGCCATCTTCAGCAGGGCCGGTGCGCTGGGCTTTCGGGATGATTGTGTTATGACGTTGCTGATGCTGGCCTGCGTCTGGCCGATCTTTTCGGCCAGCTCGGTTTGCTTCATGTTTCGCGCCTCTAAGAGCCATCTCAGCCTATCCCCTATGGAGGCGTCCCGTGCCCATCGTTGAAATGCAGGGTCTAGCTTACCCGGTATGAGTGTCGGAGGCATTGAACGTACGTACTCTATGCGTAAACGTTAACAGCGGTTATACTCGCCCGCAAACCTTTGTGAAAGGACACAATGAAAATAGATCAGGTCATTAAACACTTTGGCAGCCAAGCACTGCTGGCGGAAGCTCTGGGCGTCAAACAGCCCGCCGTCAGCAACTGGAAAAAACGAGGTCAAATCCCGCACATCCAGCAGTTACGCATCGAGCACGTCACCAAGGGAAAACTCAAGGCCACACCCCTGATGGCGAAGCGCACAGTATCACGCGCGTGAAGTACTTGCAAGCGCAGTGATTCGGCCCGCTTCAGGGTGTCTTTTTATGCTTGAAGTATCACAATAGTTATTGGCCACGGCTAGGCGAGGGGTAGCTCCCCGGACCGAAAAGAGACTTGAACCACCTCCTGCCGATGCGCTTTTGTTTTTGGTTCGTATCGAAAGGTTCAACGATGGGTTTTGTCATCAACATGAATGACGGCGCAGCATTCGATGGCGTGTATGCAATAGCAGCACACGCTGAGTCGATCTGCAACGATTTCATTCTCTACCACGGCCACGCTCACAAGTTTGTGGTGTACGAGGTCGAATCTGACTTCAGCGTGCGCGGTCTACCTCGCATTGATTTGGCCTTGCGAAAGCACAGGGCTAAGCCAATGAGCCGAGAGTATGCGAACGGGTACAGAGAGGCCCTGTCAGCTTTGCGTCGCTTGGCCTTCACCAAGCCAGACCGTCTTGATAGCCCATTGCTTCGCGCATGGGACGAACTGGACACCGCCTTTGCTTGCAGAGTTATCAAGGAGCGTGTCAATGACTGATGTGCTCAACGTCGAAAAGCTCAAATGGTACGTTGAGCAATACGTAGAACTTGGCCTGAAGGTGCTCCCGGTGTGGGGCATCAAGAACGAGGGCGGCAAATACATTTGCGCTTGCCAGAAGGGTGAGCACTGCGATCAAAAGCCCGGAAAACACCCGCTTACCGTTGGGCCGTTCAAGTCCGGCGTTCACAGCGCCAGCAACGATGTCGCAGCTTTGCATGCGGCCATCGACCTGCACCCGACAATGAACCTGGCGGTGGCCGTTCCTGACGGCATGATCGTGATTGACGTGGACCCCAGAAATGGGGGCGACTATCAGTTCCAAGACCTTGAGGCCAAGCACGGGAAGTTTCCCGACACTTGGGACCAACTCACGGGCGGTGGCGGCAAGCATCTGTGCTACCAAGTCCCTGCGGGGATGAAGTTTGCAGGCAAGCTGGCTCCGGGCATCGACATCAAGCAAGGCGGCGGCTACATCATGGTCGAGCCATCGCTGCATGAGACGGGCCGGACTTACGACTGGGAGGTTAGCTCAAGTCCGCTTGACGGTATCAGCATTGAAATGGCACCCGGCTGGCTCATGGACGTGGCGCACAGGCCCACAATCACATCCGTCAGCCGCGCCATGGCAACGTACAGCGTGGACGAGGTGGCCATGGCCGACCTGCGGTCTGCGCTGACCTGCGTTGATCCAGACGACCGCGACACGTGGGTGCGCGTCGGCCACGCCCTGAAAACGATTGGCGACGCTGGCCTGGACATTTGGGATCAGTGGAGCCAGCGCAGCCCCAAGTACAAGGCCGGGGAGATCGTCTACCGCTGGCAAGGTTTTGCCCCCAAGGACATCACCTACAAAACGGTTTTCCACATCGCTCAAGAGTACGGCTGGACAAACACCGCAAAAATCCGAGGCAAGGCAGAAGCGCCATCAATCAGCATCACGGTCAGCGACAGCGAGGCATCTGCTCAAGACGATGTTGAGCTGCCGCCATCAATACCCAAAAGCCTGATCGACAGCATGCCGGGGATGATGGCCACGACATACCAATGGATGATGCGCACCGCCTATCGACCACTTCCTGAGCTGCTGGCGGTGAGCACGATCTCGCTGCTGGCCACGGCCATGGGACGGATCTTCAGCGTGGAAGGAAAGCTGCGCACCAACTTGATGTTTGTCTCGGCCGCAGGGTCCGGCACTGGCAAGGAGCATGGGCCAACATGCGTTGACCAGGCCCTGTCTCTGGCAGGGTGCGGCGGCCTTGTTGGCGCGGCCAGGATCGCGTCGGCTGCTGGCCTTGTCGCCAGACTTCAGAAGTCCCCCTGCACCGTGTACCAGATCGACGAGTTTGGACTGCGCCTGCAAGCCATGCGAGCCAAGAACTCAGGCAGCCATGAAAAGCAAATCATGGTCGAAATGATGGAGCTGGCCACCTCCGCTCACAAGATCTATCGAGGCACGGATTACGCCGATGCGGACAAGGACACGCAGGTCATGTACCCGTGCATGAATTTGAACGCCACCACGACCCAGGCAGAGCTGTTTCCGGCCCTGTCCGGTGCCGACATCTTGTCCGGTGCCATCAACCGGATGATGATCGTCTTTGGCCCCGAGCTTGCAGCGCATGGCCAGCGGCCATCCAATGAGGACGCCCCAGGGGCGCTGATCGAGTGGATCAAGCGCGTTCGCGGTGGCATTGCACCCCTCAGAGGCGGGGAGGACATCACGGGCGCAAAAGCCCGCGACGTGCCCGTCTCACCCATGGCAGCCAAGCTGTTCGACAAGTTTGACTCCATGTGTGTGGACAGGCAGCACGACCTGCAAAAGTTCAACATGACCCCCTTGTGGCTTCGCGGCGGGGTGTTTGCCCGGCAATTGGCCCTGATCTATGCAGTGTCAGAGGTGGCCGACACCGAGGCTTTGGCAGCCATGATCGAGCAAGAAACCCTCAGCATCAGCCCCAGCGCAGCACAGTGGGGCATCGACTTTGTCCGGGCGGTCTACACCCGCATGGAGCTTGAGCTGAAGGCCAGGATCAGCGACAGCGACTTCGACAAGGTCGTCAATGACATCGTCCGAATCGTGCGAGGCAAGGGCAAGCGAGGCCTGTCCAAGCGCGAGATAAGCCAACTGAGCCGGTCGTTCCGCGCCCTCAAACCCAGAGAGCAGGACGAGGTTTTGCAGGCTGCAGCCACGGTCCGTGGTGCCCTGACACTGGTGCGCATCCATCCACCAAGCGGCCGAGGACGACCAAAGGACGCCTACGTGGGCACCGAATTTTTGGACGCAGAAGAGCAGGAATAAGCGTGGACGCCTGTCTGTCATTAATGTCTAACGTAATTCAAAAAGGCCAAAAAATGACCGGACTTAGTGAGCTTTTGCCAGACGGTCTGTATGCGCTGGAAAGCCGCATGGATAGGGGTTTAGAGAGATATAACAATAATATATATACCCCTATATTTCTACTGTATTTCTCTCTCTTCCCGCGTGTTTTTTCCCCCTACATACGAGGGCTGTCTTTTGTCAACGTTAATCCGCCGAGGCATGTGGAGAACCTTTCAAAAAACTGGCCCAAAACATCACAATGCCTTTATTCAAACTAATCATGAAAGAACCGACAAATATGCAAAAAATGAATAATGTCACAGTAACCCGGTTACTGACCAGCGGGTCAGTAATTGAGTTTGAGTTGCCGTTTCCACCCAGCGGCAACGTGCAGGCTCGCCACACCAAGACCGGCGGCCACTACCTCAACCCCAAAATCGCGGCTTATCGGGCCTTGGTGACGCAAATCCTTGCGGGTAAGGGGTTGGCACACATAAACGGTTTTACCCCCCTTGCTGGGCCTGTAGAGCTGTCTGTGGTGGCTGCGCCGCCGGACAAGAGGGCGACGGATGCGGACAACCGGCTCAAGTGCCTGCTGGACGCGCTGGTGCATGCGGGACTGCTGGCCGACGACAGCAACCGGGTGCTGCAGCGACTGGTGTGGGAGTGGACGCCCCCCGAGCGTGGCGGGGCGGTGCACCTGACGGTGAGCCAGATCGGGAGTCAGCAATGACCAACCGAAAGTTTTACACGCTCATGATTGCATCGCTTGTTTTTTTCTGGACTTGCATCGGTGCAGCCGCCTGGTGGGTGATTTGGGCATGATGATCCGCATCGAACCCGACTGGTGCTCAGAGCTGCTGTCCCACTGGGCGCGCTCTGACTGGCACGAAACCCTCCAAGACCTGGGCATGCCTTCGGTTTGCCCCAGCTTCAAAGGACTGGTTGAGACCTCATCCGAGATCGACGCCACCGGCTACAGCCCCGCCGAAGTGCAGGCCATCGCCGCAGCCGTGGAGTGGATGCACCTGCGCCACGAGGACCACTACCGCGCACTGTGCCGACACTTTCGCCCGTGGCTGCGATCGCAGATGCCATCCAAGGACGGCGACGAGCAGCGCGTCATCGAGGCGGCGAAGATGATCGCCGACTACGTGGACAAAATTTTGGGCTAAGTGTTGCGTTAAGTATCACAATGCTTATAATGAGGCCATGCGATTTTGCATGACCCATGGAGACGCCATGACCGACACGCGCCGCAAGGCCACACCACCACGACAGATCACCAACAGCAGCGTGCCCAAGGGCCAGCACTACATCCCCGAGTGGGTTCCGGTGCGGCCAGGTGCGCAGGACCACGAGGCTGTGCCAGCACTTCATTGCGGCACGCGCTACTACCGCGATGGACGCGAGGTGAAGGCATGAGCTGGCCCTTTCCTCCCGCCACTGGCCCAACACCATGGACACCCGCACAGCAGCGCGCCTACCAGCGCCAGCAGCGCGACAACGCAGGAGACGCGCCATGGTAAGACGCTCCTCTGTCCGCGTGAACGCCATCGCCATTGCCGAGCTGATGGTCGGCCTGCAAGACGGTTGCCACACGATGCTTGAGCTGGCCGACCTGTCTGGCCTGTCAATCCAGACCGTGCGCAACTACTGCAAGCAGTTGCACAAGCGCGGCGCGATCTTCATCGCTGACTGGAGCGAGGACGCCCATGGTGGCCGCACGCTCAAGGTCTACGAGCTGGGCCAGGGCATCGACATGCCAAAGCCAAAGCCCAAGCCAAAAGCCGAGGCCTGCGCCAAGTGGCGAGCCAAGCAGCGCGCAGCAAAACTACTGCAAATGATGGCCTCCAACTCCAGCACTTTTGCGGAGGCCGCATGAAGTGCCCCGCATGCAAAGCATGGACCGAGGTTCTTGAGACTCGCAAGCGCACCGATGGCGTGAAGCGCCGCCGCTATGAGTGCGCCAACCTGCACCGATTCACGACGCTTGAGGTGATCGTCGAGGATAAGAAACAATTGGAGAAGAAGGCATGACCAAACAAACTGAAGCACAGCAGCAGGAGCGCATGGCTTGGGTTTACGACACTGGAAAAGGCTACAAGATAGTTGGGTACAGCAGCGCAGCAATTGCACATCTCGATCACGGTACGCTTTTGGTTCCTGCTGCGGCCCCACAGCCAGCACAGCCAAGCAAGCCGTGGGTTGGGTTGAGCACCGACGAAATCTACGACATGTACAACGAGCCGCGCAGCGATGCCGAAATGGTGGAGTTTGCCCGAGCCATCGAAGCCAAACTCAAGGAGAAGAACACATGAAGACCGTAATTGAAATGGCTGAAGAAGCTGGAATACCAGCGTTTGGGGATATTTTTCTGCGGGTTGATGACCTCAAGCGATTTGCCGAACTTGTCGCTGCTGCCGAGCGTGAGGCATGTGCGAAGGTGTGTGATCGTATGGGGCACCCCTCAAAACTTGATTATGTAGGGATTGGTGGGGCTGCTTGCGCCGCCGCCATTCGAGCAAGGAGCAACACATGAACCGCGAAGACATCATCCGCATGGCACGGGAGGCCCGATTCCCTTCGCTGTGGGACAAAGAGCTTGAACACTTTGCCGCCCTTGTCTCTGCTGCCGAGCGTGAGGCGTGTGCGAAGGTGTGTGATTTGGTTGCGCGGGAGATTGACGACACCAACAACACCGCCAGCTACATTGCCGCCGCCATCCGAAATAGGAGCAACACATGACCAAAGACGACATCATCAAGCTGGCGCTGAAGGCGTTGGAGGGGTGCTATGGGCACACCACTGGCGACGGCGTAAAAAGAACAAGAGCAATCACCGCCATCCGCTCCGCACTGGCCGAGCAGCCAGCACAATGCTGGAAATGCGGCGACATGGATGCGGCTGGGCAGGCGAAATGCACTGTGCCTTGGTGCGGGATGCGGGAGCAGCCAGCACAGCAGCAGGAGCCGGTGGCGCGTATTGCGTGGGTTGTTGACACGGGTAAAGGATACAAAACAGTTGGATACCACAGCGAGGCAATCAATGCGCTTGAGCATGGGGCGCTTTTGCACGCATCCCCACAGCCAAGCAAGCCGGACTTCAAGGCATTCAAGGAATGGGCTGGGGCCGCTGGCTACGACACGGCCCACACTCATGACGGCATCAAATGGATTTGCCTGAACCCAATGACGGCAGCCCTTTGGAACGCATGGCAAGCCGCCCACGGCATTAAGGGGGACGCATGAAGACCGCCATGCTTTTCGCCAAAGCCTACCTTGCCGGGTATCTGCTCGGCATGCTGATGGGCTGGCCTGCAAGCAGCATTTAAGCAACTTGGAGTTTGAACATGAACAACACATATTTTGGCCAAACCAGACCAGCAAGAGTGGCAAAAGTTGGAAAAAAGGAGCACGGGCGAGAGCCTTTGCGCGATGCGTCTTGGCGTAGACATTTGAAAGATGGTGCGTGTGCAATGCTTGTCGTCGTTGCCATCTCTCTGCTGGCGTCAGCAATTCCACTTCTGGCGAGGTCTTATGCGTAAGCGCAGCAGCTACAAACCCAAGGGCGTGCGACTGGACAACATGAGCTGGATCAAGGCCGGATTTAAGCCCGTGGGTGGGGTGCCTAAGGCTGGCGTGCATTTAAAGCTGGCAAACGTGGCCGCGCTTGACGCACTGATTTTGGGCAACGGCACAGGCGACCACTCACACACGATGCGCGAGGCTTTTGATATGGCCGTGTGCCTGCCTCGCATCAATCCCGCCCTAGGCGCTGACTGGCTGCCTGAGCTTCAAGCCGCAAAAGATGCCGCGTACACCATGCACGACCGTGGCGAGCGCACCGGCCGCTTCCTCTTCACGGGCCCCGAGATGCAGGTCATCAAGGCAGGCATGGAAATCCACACCCAGCAGATCGAAGAATGCACGGTTCAGGAAATGGAGCGTGCTATCCACTTGGCCATCACGTCGAAACATCAGAAATGACAGACGAGATGAACAAAAAAAAGGGTTTTCGGTCGCGCAACCCAAACGCCATGACGGGGGCCGAGCGCCAGCGCAAGTATCGCGCTGCCAATGGCGGGCGCACGATCAATACCAACTTGCCACCTGACATTGCTGCGTCTCTGATCTACTTGCGCAAGGAATGGAACATGAAGTCAGACCGCGAGGCAGTTGAGTCATCCATCCGTTTTCTGACAATTTGCACTCGCCAAGGACTTACCAGGCTGCCGCAGACTATTGATTGACGAGTCGTATCACATTGCTGTAGTATCAGCGCCGGGCAAGTCCGCCCGCAAAACCCGCTTTATTGCGGGTTTTTTTATTTACGGCCCCCGGCGCTTGCCAACCTGATCGTCTCCCAGCGAGGTGAGATGTCGAGGGGCCACCCGCCAACCACCCATGACCGAGCACAAAAAGACCAAGCGCGACACGAAAGACACCTACGCCTTGCACAAGAAGCCCGAGCGCACCGCCGCCGAGCAGCTAAAGGCCGAGGTCCTGTTCGTCGCTGACGAGATATTTGACCGCTACGTTTGGGGCGAGTCGCTCCAAGCAATTGCTGACACGCTGCCGTTCAAAGTTGCCGGGTGGAAGCTGCGCCAAATCTTGATGGACAGCGAAGAAACCCGCGAACAGTACGCCACCGCTGGCATCGAGAGAGCGCACAACCTGGTCGATGCTGCGCTGGACTATGGCCGTACAGCCGCTGCTTTGGGTGACGCTGCTGGCCTGAGACTGGCTGCGGACGTGAACCTGAAGGTGGCCGCGAAGCTGCACGCCTCTGCCTATGGCGACAAGTCCAAGGTGGAGCTGACGGGGGCCAATGGCGGTCCGGTCAAGCTGCTGGCCATGACTGATGAGCAACTGCTGGAGATCGCGGCAAAGGCCGCCAAGGAGCAGGCCAAGTGATCACGCCAGCCGACGCCGCCCTTGAGCTGTTGGCACGTCGTGCTGCACGCGAGACGTTCACCGAGTACTGCCGCTACCGGCTGCCCGAGGACATGACACTGGCTCCGCACCACGAACTGCTGACCAAAGCGCTGGACGAAGTGGAGAAGGGTGAGTGCGACCGCTTGCTGGTGATGATGCCGCCCGGTTCCGCCAAGTCCACCTACGGGTCGGTCTATTTCCCCGAGTACTTTGCAGGCCGGAACCCGCAGCTTTCAATCATCGCCGCCTCGCACACTGCTGAGTTGGCCGAACGCTTTGGCCGCAGGGTGCGTAACGGCGTAGACGACGTCCAGTTCAAGAATCTGTTTAACGTCACGCTTGCCGCTGACAGCACGGCCGCTGGCCGCTGGGGAACAAACCAGGGCGGCGAGTACACCGCCGTCGGTGTGGGCGGCTCTATCACTGGCCGACGTGGCGATTGTTTGCTAGGCAACACTATGGTGATGACATACAATGGGCCGGTCCGAATTGACCAAGTAAAGCCCGGCCAGTATGTCCTCTCGCAATACCAAAATCGCCCAACCTATCGCCGAGTTGTTGCTGTCGCTCAACGCAAGGCAGACGAGTATTTCCGAGTACGAACTGCCGCTGGATGTGTGGTTGAAGCAACGGGAAATCATCGAGTCTTTGTCAACGGGGTTTGGAAAGAGACTTCGGCCCTTGTTGCGGGTGACGTTCTCATGCGGGTGCTGCGGGAAAATGGCCAGCAGGGAATCGTTCGAGCTGGCAAAGAAGGTCAGGGTCAACGCGGGATACGTGCCGGCGTGCAGTCTCAACTGCGCGACTCGCATGAACAATGCCAAGCGCGGGATGCGTCTGTTTTCGACGTGCAACCATTGCGGAGCGCCGACTCAGAACAAAGCGCGGTCATGCTCGGAGCCGTGTCGACTTGCGATAGCGGCCAGGGCTGGCTTGCGGCGCAGGACGGTTCAGGAGCAGAGCTGCGTTGTGTGCGGCAAGACATACAGACCAAGGACCAACAGCCTGCCGTCGAAATGCTGCTCAATGAAGTGCAAGAACGATCTGCACTCCATGACCATGCAGCAGCAGAACAACCCCACATGGAAGGGTGGGGTTACGCCCAAGCGGGAGCGGCACGCGCAGAAACGCATCTTTCTTGCGGCCAAGAAACTGGTGACCGAAAAGGATTCGGCAATGTGCGTGGCGTGCAACTCGCCGAACGATTTGCAGTGCCATCACATCAACATGGATCCGCTGGACAACCGGCACGAGAACCTGGTGACTTTGTGCAGATCTTGCCACGAACAACTTCATGCGATGGAAAAGAGTCGACGTCGCTTGATTTTGTTTCCATGGTTGAGCGAGTACGCTGCAAGCAGGGAGTCGATGTTTACGACATAGAGGTCGATGGCGCGCACAACTTTTTCGCCAACGATATCCTTGTCCACAACTGCATCATCGTCGATGACCCGGTGCGAAGCCGCGAGGACGCAGACAGCGACCGCGTGCGCGAGAAGACCTGGGAGTGGTGGACCAACGACCTGCTGACCCGCCTGAAGCCGGGCGGCCGCATCGTGGTCATCATGACCCGCTGGCACGAAGACGACTTGGCCGGACGTTTGCTCGAGCGCGAGCCGCAGCGATGGAAGGTCATCAAGCTGCCAATGATCGCCGGAGAGCACGACCCGCTTGGCCGCGAACCAGGCGAGCGCCTGTGGAAAGAATGGTTCACTGACGCCATGGTGCTGCAAGCGCAGTCGGACCCTCGCTCGTGGATCTCGCTGTACCAGCAGGAGCCGCGACCGCTTGAGGGTGCCGAGTTCAAGCGCTCATGGATCAGCCGCTACAACGTGTCGCCAAAGAAGATGAACAAGATCATCTTGGTTGACCCGGCTGGAGATCCCAGCAAGTCCGGCACCAACAAGCGCAAGAAGTCCGACCGCACCGTCATGTGGGTGGTTGGACTGGCCTCCGACGGCAACGCCTACCTGGTGGATGGCGTCGTCGACCGCTTGGGCCTGACGCAGCGCGCCGACAAGCTGTTTGCCCTGCACAAAAAGCACAAGCCGATGCAAGTGCGGTACGAGCGATACGGAATGATGGGCGACATCGCCCACATCCAGCACGAGATGGAGCAGCGCCAGTACCGATTCAAGATCCACGAGGTTGCCGGTGCTGTCGAAAAGAACGCACGCATTCGCCGCTTGATCCCGTGGTTTGAGGGCGGCCGCATGTGGTTTCCGCAGCAGCTCAAGTACACCGACCAACAAGAGGTCGAGCGTGACCTGGTGCAAGACTTGATCGACGTCGAGTACTCCACGTTTCCCGTGGGGCGCTACGACGACGGCATGGACGCGCTGGCCCGACTGGATGAACCATCGCTTGCGCTACCTTGGCCCGACGAAGACGACGTGTGGGAAGTGCCCACCGGCTCCGAGCATGCGTGGGCCGCTATCGACCAAATCTCAGGTTATTGAAAGAACACCATGAACCAAAACGACTTCCCACCAGACACGGCCATCGAGATGGATGGCCAGATGATGACGCAGGACCAGTACGGCGAGATGAAGAAGTCAGAGGTTGAAAAACTGCATGGCATGTTCACCAAGATGCGTGACCAGTGGGTTCAGCATCGCGCCACCGGCGACGTCGAAAAACGCTGGAGGCGCAACGCGCAACTTTACTTTGGCGAGCGCACGGAAAGCACCGGCGAATTCGAGAACACGCTGCGCAACGGGCCACCTGCGCGCAAGTCTCAAGATGGCAATCGGTCCCGCGTGGTGATCAACATCGTTCGCCCCAAGGTCGATCAGGCCGTGGCCCGCATGTGCGAGATTCTGTTTCCCGTCGATGATCGCAACTGGGGTCTAAAGCCCACACCGCTTCCCGACATGGCGGCCATGGTTGGCAATGAGACGCCAACCGTGGACCCCCGCACCGGCCAGCCCACCGGCATGACCGCCAATGACGAGGCCAAGTTTGTCATGAAGGCCGCCAAGGATGCGGCCGAGGCCATGGAGCGATCTATTGATGACAGCCTGACCGAGTGCAAGTACAACGGCGAATGTCGTAAAGGCATCGAAGACGGCGTGCGTCTGGGCAGCATGGTCATGTACGGCCCATTCCCTGCACGCCAGACCAGCAAGGCGTGGCTCCCGCAACCGGACGGCACGCAGGCCATGCAGATCAACGAGTCCATCGTGCCCGCATCCATGCGACTGGACCCGTGGGACACTTTCTTTGATCCATCGTGCGCAAACGATCACCAGCGTGGCCGTGGTTTCTTTTTCCGGCGCAATGTGACTCGCAAGGAGTTGCGCCAGCTTGTGGGCCTTCCCGGCTTCGATGCCGAGTGCATCCGCGAAGTCCTGCGCCAAGAGCCAAATCGCGTGCGCGTGGCAGAGCAGCGCGTGCTGCGCGACACCGTCAAGGAAGACGCCTACGAGATGTGGACCTACCACGGCGAGATTGAGCCTGATGAAATGGAGCTGCTGTCAAGCCGGTCAGGTGACCCGCTGACGGACGTCACGTTTGCCGTGCTGGTCATCGTCAACGACAAGATCATCGGGGCCATGGAGTCATGGGTGCCAGATCACACCCTACCCGTCGATGTCTGGAACTGGCGCAAGTCCGACGACTCCCCGTTTGGCTACGGACTGCCCGACGAACTGGAGCACCAGCAGCGTGTGGTCAACAGCGCCTGGCGTCAGGTCATGGACAACGGCCGCACCTCGCTGGGTGGCCAGATCGTCATGAAGAAGGGCATGGTCATTCCTCAAAACAACTCGTGGGAGATCACGCCAAACAAGATTTGGCTGGCCAAAGACGACTTGGCCGACGTGCGCCAAGCGTTCAGCGTGTTTGAGTTCAACTCGCACCTGCAGGAGCTGCTGGCCATCGCGCAGGCCGCCATGCAGTTTTCCGACATGGAGACCGGCATGCCCCAGCTCATGGGCGGCGAGAAGGGCAGTGCGCCTGAGACCGTGGGGGGCATGGTCATGCTGTACAACAACGCCAACCAAGTGCTGCGTCAGCGCGTGAAGCTCTACGACGATGGCATCACTCGCCCGCATCTGGCCCGGTACTACGACTGGAAAATGGCCAACGACCCAGACCCCAAGATTAAGGGCGACTACGAGATTGACGCCCGGGGCAGCACGGCGCTGATTGAGCGCGACATCCAGAATCAGGCCCTTCTGAACTTGGCAAACATCACCAACAATCCGCGCTACATCCCGCACCTGAAGGAGCGCGCAGAACTGACGGCCATCCTCAAAGCGTTCAAGGTCAACCCCGAGGAACTGATGAAGCCCGAGGATCAAGTGGCCCAAGAGCAGCAAGCTCAAGCAGAGCAGGGCGCGCCACAAGATCCAAGAATTGCTGTCGCGGAAATGAACCTAAAAGCAAGGGAGATGGATTTGCAGGCGCGTCAGCAACAGCTTCAAGTCGAGTCTCAACTTTCACAAGCCGAGCTCGATGTCAAGCAGCAGAACACGGCTTACCAGATTGAGCGTGAGCGCGCTGAGTCAGAGCAGAATATGCTGGATTTGCAGTTCCAACGAGAGTTGGCTGTTGCAAAGATGGAGGCAGACGGCCAGATGACGCGCGAGGAACTGGCACGTAAGGAACGTTTAGAGCTGATCAAGCTCGATTCTGAGCGGCAAATCTTCTCCGCAGAAATGGCGATGAAGGCGCGCACCGGAAGCGGCATTTGACTCAACTATCACTATGCTGTTATTATTCGGCCCGGAGTAGTGCGTCCTGCACTACCTGACCGAACACCCGAAAGCCCGCCACTAAGCGGGCTTTTTCTTTTGGAGCGCCGCAATGGCAACTGTTGATGTGACCGAGTACGAACGCTTGGCCAATGACGGAGATGGCGACGTCGTAGCCGCAGGGCTTGAGCCGTCACTTGTCAACCAGCAGTTGACACCTGGTGCCACCGCCGTCGTCTCCGCCAGACTGCGTGAGCACACGCGGTTCATCCGGATCCACACGGATACAACCATCAGAGTCAAGATCGGCGCAGGCACTTTGGCCGACCAAACATGCTGGCGCATGCAAGCCGGGCAGACTGAGTTCTTAGGCGTCCGGCCCGGCGGCCTGACAGTTTCTGTTATCGCATCCACGTAAGGAGCCACACATGATTGGCAACACCGCACCCACACCCGCACAGATCGCCAGCACCGTTGATTTTCTGACAGTGCTTGAGTTGGCCGCCGACCCCAAAAAGGTCAAGGCTGCACTGGCCGACATCAAGGCCGCGCAAGACGCTCTGGCCAAGCAAGGTGCCGACAACGCCGCCCAGCTTGAAGCCATTGAGGCTGCGACCAAGAAGATGTCCGATCAAGAGAACAAATCCTACGTGGCTGCACAAAAGGCCGAGGACAGCATTGCCAAGTCAACCAAAGCCATTGCCGATGTGCAAGATGCCAAGGACGAGCTTGAGGCGCTTCGTCAGGAGATTGGTGCCAAGCAGGGCGCACTGGACCTGCGAGAGCAAGAGTTCTCAGCCTACGTCAAGCGCAAGGAAGCCGACTTCAAGCGCGAGGAAAGTCTGATTGCTGAGGCCCGCGCTGACGTGGACAAGGCAGCCGCCAAAGCCGCCGCCGAAGCACAGGCCGCCGATGACCTGCGTGTCACCTACGATGGGAAACTTGCAAAGCTGCAAGCGCTGGCTGGCTGAAGGCTTCGGCCATGAAAGACAACAAGATGTCCAGCAGTACCCTTCAAACCGCTACCGAAGCCACGGCATCCGCTGTAGCTACAAAGACCACATATGCAGGTTCAATTGCAACCATTGGCGGCTGGGTTGTAAGCAGTGAGCTGATTGCTCTGTGCGGTTTGATATTGGCGATTCTGGGCTTCTTGGTGAACCTGGTTTTTAAGTTGCGTGAAGATAGTAGGCAGGCCGAGGTGCATCGACTGGCAATGCACAACGCCAAGCGTGCCGCCGAAGCCCACGACAAGATTGACGAGATCGCTGACGTCATGAGATCGAATCGCTCCACGCAGTCTGAAAAATACAGCAGGTTCAATCCAAAATAAAAGGGAGTTGTCCTCATGATTTACCTTGCCAGCTACAAAGCAAACCGCACCGGATTCATTGGCAATCTGGGAAACAGGCTGATCAAATGGGTGACGCGCAGCCAGTACAGCCACACTGAGATTTGCGTCGGGCATCCCTTTGAGAGTGAGGTGGATTGCCTGAGTGCGGAAGCCTTGATGGGCGGGGTCCGCGTCAAGCGAATGAGGCTCAACCCTGAGAGCTGGGATGTGCTGCCTCTTTCCAGCGTGACTGAGGAGCAGGTGCGTGACTTCGTTCGGGTCTACGACAAAGAGCCCTACGACTGGATTGGAGCAGCTCGCTCTGTCTTGCCATTCTTTGGTCGTGAACACCCCACGGCGTGGTTTTGCTCAGAGATTGCAGCCCACATCATCGGAATCAAAGAGCCTTGGCGGCAGTATCCCGGTGTGCTGCATACGGTGGTGGAGAAGCAATAAATGAGCGCAACAATCAGCGGCACACTCGTCACCCAGACTGCGGGCACAACGGACACAAGCTGGGACTTTCTAAACGGAATGGCGGGTGTGACTCGCCTCCAGACTGGCGATGGCTTCCTGTACTACGCACCGACTCTTGGCATAAATATTGCCGGTACAGTCACGATTGCAGACCCGTCAAAAAGCACGGTGATCTGCAACTTCCTGAGAATCCAGAGCACGGGCATCTACACGTCTGGCACTTTCGCTGCTGACGGCGTGACGCCACTGAGAACTGGCACTCACTTTTGCACTACCGGGCCGGGCCTGAACGTAGCTACCGTGCTGACAGACAGTGCGTATGGCGCGGCCGCAAGCGGTCGGTCAACTCTGATCGGCGGTGACTACTTTGTTTCCGGCTCAATCTTTTACACGCAGGGTGCTGTCATCCGCGAGTACGAGGTCAGCAAGTTCCCGTACAAAGCCTTTGGCGCATCGCAGAGCGTTCGTATTCGTGCATTTAGCTCTGACGTGATCCTGCGCAACTGCAAGCACTACGACATTTCGTATGACCTGTTCCGCATGCCGACAGAGTTTTCTGTGCAAGCGTTTGGCGCAGAATATCTGTCGCAGTATGTGGGCAGCGGGTACGGTGGCGCAGATGCCAAATACACGGCGTACAACCCACTCAACGTGGACGGAGCGTTCGAGTTTGACAACTACGGTGCGGGTTGGGTCGAGCTATACAACAGTCAAAAAGGTGCGTCACTGCTCGTGGTGATACAGAACGCTGACCCGGTTTACAAAGCCCGGCACGCTGTACCGCTGTTCCAAGAGATCAACTTCAAAGTCACCAACCTGCTTGGTGCAAACATTCAGAACGCACGGTTCCGGTGTGTGGATGCGCCCGTCAGCAACACACCCACGACCACGATCACAACCACGGGTAGCTTGAAGACTTGGGACTTCCGCAACCCATTGACATACACAGGCACAACTGACGCAAACGGTGTGGCATCGTCTGCGCCAATCCTGCAAGTCTGGTGGGGTCAGTCGAACGTCAAGAATCTCCGCTTCCCTAGCAGCACGGCGTCATACCAGTTTCGGACGTACGACTACCAGACTCAGGACACAAGCATTGTTCTTGGATCAGACTCAGCAATCGCTAAGGGGATGGCCGTTGTGCCCTTGCTCACTCCCGTCACGGTGACGGAAGCAGTGGCAGGGGCAATCACTGGAATTGCGTTCGCTCCCGCTGGTGCAACTGGAGGCACGATCACGATCAGCGAAAACCGTACGCTGCAAGATGTGTGGAATTACTACAGATACTGGGTTTCTCAGTTTGCCAACTGGGGCAGCACGGACACATGGACTTGCAGTAACGGGCTGCTCAACATTGGCGCATGGTCCCTCGCGGTCAATGCGGGTGTGTCTCTGAGCAAGACATCGGCTATTTCTCGCCTGCAAAGCACCAGCACGATCACGGTCAGCGGCACGACGGACGCCAGCTATACCGACAACACCGGCACACGAGTCAACATCGTGGAGCGCACCGGCAAGGCCATCTCGACCTACGTCACCATCAATGGTGTGCCTGTGGGCGGCACGACAGTAGACGGCACATTCCGCGCTGGCTGGGTTCCGATGGCTACGTCCCGCACGATCACTGTGCAGCCGACAGATCAGGTTCGCTTCTCTGTTGCCTCGTACGGCTACAAGCCTGCCGTGGTCAACGCGCTCGGTAGTGAACTCGACAAGTTCACCGTATCGCTGGAGACAGAGCCAGCGGGTGACAAAGTAATCACCGACGTGCTGCGCCAGGAAATTGCTGACTGCTTTGCGTCACTGCAAAACGGCCAAACGATTGAGGTGACGATCAACAAGACGCTGATTGCGTACACCCCGGATCAGGTGATTTCAGGTTTTGCTTACTACCTGGTGAGCAAGGGCTACTTGATCGCCGGGGCCATCGTCCAGTCGAACAACGCCAACCTGTACGCCATCACCACCGGCACGATCATCAGCTACAGCCCGGCCTACAAGCTGCGCATGGCCGACTTGGACGCCAATGGCGTGGCCATCACGCCGTCAGTGGCGGGGTACAGCATCCCTCTGGTCGTGTACTACCAAGACCCCGCCACCGGCGTGAAGTCCGGTATGACGCTGCTCAATCCGTCTGGTGCATACCTTTGCACCGCACCATGGCCTCAAAGTCAGGCCAGCGTGGGTGACGCAGACCAGCAGGCCATCGCCGCCAAGACCAAGCTGCAGATCGAGGCAAGTACTGTGCTGGCTAAGGAAGCCACCGTGCAGCAAGTCAAGACCCGGGCAAATGATCTGCCTACTCTTGTGGACATGGTGGGGCCTGGGACTACAGTTGCATCGCAAGACTATTCTGTCGCCATTCTCGATAAGGTTGTTACGCTGCCAAATGATATTTGGCTGGATCAGACGGGTACGGCATATTTGGAAACGATGATTCCAATGAATGTTTGGGCCTATGCCGGTCCAGAAGGTAGGACTCTTACAGCAGGAGGGGTTACGCTGGCTCAAATTGAGGCCAGCTCGGTTTTGGCCAAAGAGGCCACTGTCGCAAGCCGCGCCAGCCAGACCAGCGTCAACGCTGTGCAGGCAGACGTGGCCGCAGTCCCGGCATCCGTGTGGGCGCAGCCGGTCGAGACCGGCCAGAACGCCACCGCAACGATGCGCCTGATGTCCGCTGTCCTGCTGGGCAAGGTGTCCGGCGCTGGCACAGGCACCGAGGTGTTCCGTGATGTCAACGACACCAAGCCCCGCGTGACCGCCACGGTGGACGCTCAGGGCAACCGGACGGCCATCACGCGGGACGCAAGCTGATGCTGGCCTACTTTGGCCAGCGCTACTTCAACGCAGCGTATTTCTACACGGTCAGCGGCACGCCCGAGGAGCAGGGTGCAGCCCTGCTGGCTAACCGGCGTTTCATGGTGAACATGGGCTCAATGATGGGCATGGGGGGGATGTGATGCGCAATTGGATTGCAGCCATATGCTTGGCGTTAGCCGCGTGCGCCGCCAACGTTCCGGTGCAAGTTGATACCGTTCCTGAATCCGGCGAGCACGAGGCATCCGGCGCAGCCGTGGGCACAGCCGCAATCCCGTTTGCCAAGTGGCTTGGGCGCTTCCTGATGCGGGCCGTCACCAACACACACATCGAAGTGAAGGTGGACGCCAAGGCTAACCAATGACCTATTGCACAAGCCATCACAATGCTGTTATTATTCGCTCCGGGTCACTGCGTTTGCAGTTTCCCAACTCCTTCTTGATTGACTTTAGGGCGTCCCTCACCGGACGCCCTTTTTTATTTCCGAATGAATATCCTGAAACCCGAAGACTTCCGCACCCCGGCGTGGAAGCGACTGACGCAAGTCCTTGAGGAACGTCTCGAGGATTTACGTCAGTCCAACGACCAGATCAGTCTGGGCGTTGAACGAACAGCGGCAATCCGAGGGGGGATTGCAGAGCTGAAAAAGATTCTCAGCCTGGCAGACGATGCCAGCCTGAGTCCAGCAGTTGACCCTGATGAGCTAATCAGCGTTAACACCCCCGGTCAGTGATGACCAAAAAGAGAGACGCAACTGAAATGACCGTACAGGAAACCGTTAACCCGCAAGACGAAGCGAAAAAGATCTGGGATCAGCTTGATGCCGAAGATGCTGGGGGCGCGACCCCGGCAGCAGACGCACAGGACGACCCTCAAGATGGCACGCCGAGCCCGGCTGAATCCACCGACCCCGCACCCGCTGAAAAAGCCGATGCACCAGGGGCCAGTGAAGAAGCAGCTCCGACGGCGGAGCAAGCACTCTTGGACAAGATCGCAGGACTTGAGTCGATGCTCGGCCAAGTCACGAGTCGTCTGCGAAATGCCGAAGGTCACATTGGTGGTTTGAACAGCCAAATAAAGCAACAGCTTCAGGCGGCTCAACAAGTCACAGCGAAGGGTGGCGATGCGCCAACAGCCGGAGAAATCCGCGCAGCGCAGCAAGACCCCGAGGCAATGTCAAACCTCAAACGCGACTACCCCGAGTTCGCAAGTGCAATGGAGTCAGCTCTCAACGAGCGACTGGGTGCATTGGAGCAGCGCCTTGCAGCGCAGCCTCAAAACATTCAGCAGCCTGCTGTGAGCCACGACGAGATTGCCCGCTTGCGCAACGAGATGGCAGTCGAGATTCGGCACCCGGGTTGGCAGGATCGTGTACAGACGCCCGAATTCACTGGATGGCTGCAGCGCCAACCACGCGAAGTGCAAATGCTTGCGGCGAGCGAAAGCCCGCAGGACGCAGTTCGCTTGTTGGACCTGCACACCCAAGCAGCGAGCTCGGCCACGTCACAAAGAACGCAGCGCCTGTCTGCTGCGGCGGCTATCCCCTCAGGCCGTTCGGGCTCCAATGCCCGGGCAAAGCCCGTTGAGGACATGACGCCTCAGGAGTACTGGGCCTACTTGGACCAACTTGATCGCAAAAAAGGTAACTGATCATGCAAACCTACTCCCTTGTTCCTAGCCGGAACCTCATCATGGCCGAGCGTGAAATGCTCAAGCACGCCATGCCCATCAAAGTGCTGTCCACTTTCGGTACTCAGAAGCCGATTCCGCAGAACAAGACTGACACCGTGGTGTTCCGTCGCGCTCTGCCCATCGACGCTGGCACCAATGGCGCACCCAACATCACCGCCAGCAACTACCTGATGCAAGAAGGCGTTACGCCCGGCTCGCGCACCATCACATACCAAGACGTGCAGGTCACCCTGCAGCAGTACGGCGTGCTGATGAAGCTGTCGAGCAAAGCCGAAGCCATGTACGAGGACGACATCCCCGGCGACATGGTAAAGCTGGTGGGCGAGCACATGGCCTCCATCGAGGAGTTGATCTCCTACGGTGTGGTCCGTGGCGGCACCAACGTGGTCTTTGCCAACGGCACCGTCCGCACGGCCGTGAATACCGCCATCACGCTGAACAAGCTGCGTCAAGCACGCCGTCAGCTTGAGAACGCTCATGCCCAGATGGTGACCGAGAAGCTGGCCGCCAGCGTCAACTACGCCACCACGGCCATCGAACCCGGCTACCTGGTGTTCATCCACACCGACATGGAAAGCGATTTCCGTAACCTGTCCGGCTTCGTCCCTGTCGCCCGCTACGGCTCGCAAAAGCCCGTGCATGAGCGCGAGATCGGCACCGTCGAGAACTTCCGCCTGATCACCAGCCCCTACTTCCGCCCCTTCTTGGCGGCGGGCGGCACGATCACAGCGGGCACGTTCCTGTCCAACGGCGGCACCACCGGCACCACTGCCGACGTGTACCCCGTGATGGTGATTGGCCAAGAGGCTTGGGGTCAGGTTTCGCTGAAGGGCATGAACGCCATCCAGCCGATTTACCTGCCCGCAAAGCAGATCACGCACGCCAACCCGATGGGACAATTTGGCTACGTGGGCGCTAACTTCATGAAAAATGCAGTTCGTCTCAATGAAAATTGGATGGTGCGCATCGAGGCAGCTTGCTCCGCACTTTGATCTGATTGACTAAAGGATTGGCAATGACACTGGTTTGCAGAAGCTGCAGCGAAGCAAAAGACACATCGTGCTTTTACAAGCACCCGCACTGTGTCTCTGGCTTTGCTGCAATCTGCAAGCCATGCCACAAAGCCAAGATGGCAGAACGGCAAGCGCAGAAAGCAAACGAAATCAGCGAGTATCACAAAGCCTATCGTGAAGCGAACAAGGACACCCTTGCCGCCAAGCGAATGGAGTACCGCAAAGAGAATGCTGAAGCTATTGCCGAGCGCAAGAAGTCTGCATACATGAGCGACATTGAGCGGCAACGCGAAATTCGCAAAGAGTGGCAGCGCAACAACCCCGAAAAGGTTGCTGCACGCAACGCGAAGTGGAAGAAGCAAAACCGCGACAAGGTGACCGCTTCAACTCTCCGCAGACGCGACTACATCCAGCGCGCCACTCCGTCTTGGGCCAACCACTTTTTTATTGACGAGGCATATCACCTTGCCAAAGTCCGTGAAGAAATTGTTGGCGGCAAGTGGCATGTGGATCACATTGTTCCGCTGCGAGGCAAGAACGTATGTGGTCTGCATGTTGAGCACAATCTTCAAGTCATCCCAGCCAAAATGAACTTGAAAAAAAACGCAACTTTTGAAATTTGAAAGGACACACCATGTCTGACAACCTCTCTATGAACGCAGGAGCCACGATGGCCCTGAACTCCGGCGCGTTGGCTGCCGGAACCACCGCTGGCACCATCAAGACGACTGTCGCAGTCACTTACCTGATTGACAGCCAGTTTTACTCCAAGGCCATCACCGACAACATCGCCATCAGCTACGGCGGCCCATCCGTTTACCAAGCATCTGCTGGTGGCGTTGGCGGTTTGAACGGCGGCTTCACCGGCGGCGTGAATGGCTCGACTCGCTTGTATCTGCTGTGTCTGAACGCATCTGGCGCAGTCAGCATCTTGCCTGGTGCCATCGTTGACACCGCCGAGCTGGCGGCAGGTCGCGTGGCACTGCAGTTCCCTGATGCTCCAAATCTTGTTTCGGTGTTTGGTGCCATGCGCGTGGCCCTGACTGCCAATACGACGTTTGTTCCGGGCACCACGGCCTTGGCCGCTACTGGCGTGACCACCACGTTCCTAAACCTGGCCAACGTGCCAGCCAACCCGCTGACTGCTTAAGCCAGCAAGGGGCCACTCTAGGGTGGCCCCGCCCAGATTTTTCACCCTTGGAGACCTAACCCATGAACCAACGCATCAACAGCTACGAACGCAAACGGGGCATCGAATCGCCAGACGTTGCCATCACCAACGACACCGAGTCTCTGGCAGATGCCAGCAGCGGCAAAGGCATTGAGATTGACACTGATCGCGTGATCAGCACCGACGCCATTGACCAAGAGGCGTTCATGCGCGACGAGATGGAAATCATCTTGATGGAGCCGAACAACGAAAACGATCCGCAATTCTGCGAGATCAACGTCAACGGCGACTACAAGCTGCTGTTCCGCAACGGTGAGCCGCAGCGCGTGCGCCGGTATCACGTTGCTGTGTTGGCCAATGCCAAGCAGTCTCGTGTGCGTCAAAAGAAAGTCGTCGCTGGCGATGGTTCAATGGGTTTCCAAGAGGACAGCGTGCTGTCGCTGACCTATCCGTTCAGTGTGCTTTCGGACCCCAACCCCAAGAAGGGCGCGCCTTGGCTGCGTCAGCTTCTGCAACAACCCGTCTAACCCATGAACTTCCTTGAACTCACCCAGCGCCTGGCGCGAGAGTGCGGCGTCTCCGGTACTGGTCCATCGTCTGTCATTGGACAAACTGGCGAGGCTGCTCGCTTGGTTGGATGGATCAACTCGGCATGGGTCGAGATTCAAGGCTTGCACAACACTTGGAACTGGATGCGCAAACCGTTTGCGTGGGAGACGGTCGCCAGTGTTGGCGACTACCTGCCCAGCGCAATCACGAACACCCTGACCGGCAAAGTCATGACAGACATGCGCTACTGGTACAAGGACACGTTTCGCTGCCAAGACAAAAGCAGTGGTGTTCAGGACGAGCAGTGGCTGGTGGAGTGGGAGTACTACGTGTTCAGGAACTCTTACCGATTCAACGTGCAAACGCCCGGCCGTCCGGTGGTGTTTGCAGAAAACCCTCAAGGCAAGGCTTTGATGTTGGGTCAGATTCCAGATGACGTTTACGTCATCACTGGCGAATACCAAAAGCGTGCTTATAGCCTTGCGGCCGACACCGATGTACCGGACATTCCAGAGGAGTATCACCTCATCATCGTCTACAAGGCGATGCAGTCATACGGCTTGTATGAGTCTGCAGGCGAGGTGATTCAGCGCGGGCAAGTGCAGTATCAGGCTTTGCTGACCCAGATGGAGCGCGACCAACTGCAAGAAGTTTATTTGGGCAACCCATTGGCCTAAGGCAACATGTCGCAAAACCTGCCCAAAGTTCAATATGACCTGATCCGCTTGTCTGGCGGTCTTGATCAAGTCACCCCAACCCTGTCGCTCAAGCCCGGCGTTGTGCGCCGTGCTGCGAATTTTGAGTGCTCCATCACGGGCGGTTACACCCGCATTGGTGGCTACGAGCGCTTTGACGGAAAACAGAACCCATCGGACGCTCGATACATCATTTTGAATGGCACGTTCATTGGCACCGTCGCTGTTGGTGCAACCATTACCGGAGGCACCAGCCTAGCCACTGGCAAAGTGATAGCCGCGCCAACCGGACAGGTGGTGCTTACGCGCCAGACTGGCACCTTTGTGCCGGGAGAGTACCTGACGGTTTCGGCTGTGATTGTCGTGACCGGGATTGATATCGTCGGTGTGGCCGCTGACGGCCTGACTGACGCCACTTATAAGGCGCTGGCTGCGGCGGATTACCGTGCAGACATTCAGGCTGTGCCTGGCTCTGGCCCAATCCGAGGCGTCGCTTTCTACAACAACAATGTCTACGCTTGGCGAGACAATGCAAGCGCGACTGCGCTTGGAATGTTCAAAAGCTCAGGCACAGGCTGGACGGCCTTGTCGTTTGGCAAAGAGATTTCTTTCACCAGTGGCTCATCTGCAATCAACGCAGGTCAAACTATCACTGGTGTGACCAGCGGGGCGACTGCTGTCGTCTCTGTTGTTGTCGTGCAAAACGGCTCGTTTGCTGGCTCTCCGCAAGCCAGCGGCCGCCTGATTCTTTCGTCTAGCGCAGGCACATTTCAAGCCGGTGAAAACCTGCAAGTTGGTGGCTTGACCAAAGCCGTTTCCGGCGGTGCGGCGACATCCATCACGTTATCTCCTGGCGGGCGCGTACAGCCGGTCGTTGCCAATTTTGGCGGTAGTCAAACCAACAAGAAACTGTATTGGTGCGATGGCGTCAACCGAGCAATGGAGTGGGATGGTACGAATCTTGTTCCGATTTCAACCGCCATGACACCTGATGTGCCAACGCGCATGCAGGTTCACAAGCAACATCTGTTTTTGGCGTTTGCTCATTCGCTGCAGTTTTCCGCCATTGGCAACCCGTACTCATGGAGTCCAGTGCTGGGTGCGGGCGAGATTTCGATGAACGACGTGATCACGCAATTGCTGCCATTGCCGGGTGATCAGTCAAGCGGTGCTCTGGCTGTCTACACGAAAACAGATACATCGGTTCTGTACGGCAGCAGCTCAGAGAACTTCGCCCTGTCGAGTTTCAATGTTGGAACCGGAGGGCTGGCCCACACCGGACAAAACCTTGACCAGTCCTACATCTTGAACGAGCGCGGCGTCATGGCGCTGGGGACGACACTCAACTTTGGCAACTTCGCCACCGCGTCACTCACGATGAACCTGCGGCCATTTATTCAGGTGCGCAGGAGCCTGGCTACGGCCTCCGTTGTCAACCGGGAAAAGGGTCAGTACCGAGTCTTTTTCAGTGATGGATACGGACTCTACTTGACCATTGCCAACGGTCAGTACATGGGAGCAATGCCAGTGCAGTTCCCTGATGCTGTGCTGTGCTGCACGGAGGGTGCTACGGCAGACGGAAACGAGACTTCGTTCTTCGGCTCATCAAATGGGTTTGTATACAGACTTGACGCCGGAACATCCTTTGACGGTTTTGACATCGCGTCGAATATCACATTGGTTTACAACAGCACTGGCTCGCCGCGCATTTTGAAGCGATACCGCCGTGCCAGTGTTGAAATGACTGGGGACTCATATGCCGACTTTGGATTCGGATATGACCTTGCCTACCGAACCCCGGAACTTGATCAGCCATCTGATGACAGTTATTCAAATGACCTTCGTTCGGCCTACTGGGATTCTTTCAGTTGGGACAACTTCATTTTTGACGGGCGCGACATTTCGCCGTCCGAGGTTGAGTTGACGGGCACCGCCGAGAACATGGCGATTCGCATATCGTCCGTGTCCAACCTGCTGAAACCGTTTACGGTGAACAGCATCATCGTTCACTACACCATGCGCCGAGGACTTCGATGAGCAATCCATATTACGACCACGCATCCTATCCTGGACCCAATGCGCCCGGTTCTTCTGCTGCCTTGCGAGCCGAGCTTGACAAGGTGGAGTCAGGCTTCGACAAGATGCCTGCTTTGTCCGGGAACGGAAATAAAGTTGTAGTCGTCAAGGGCGACGGGTCTGGACTTGATGCAGTCAGTTCGATTGCGGCAAATGTCACCGGCAACTTCACCGGAAACGTGACGGGAGATGTCAATGGCAACGTCACAGGAAACGTGACAGCCACTACGGGGACATCCAACTTTAACAACGTCAACTTGACAGGCTCCCTTACGGGGGTTCCTACACCTGTCAGCAACACTGACGCGGCCAACAAGGCATACGTTGACAGCGTTGCTCAGGGCTTGGACACAAAGGCATCTTGCCGCGTGGCCACTACGTCAAACATCACCCTTAGCGGCACGCAGACCATCGACGGCGTGGCAGTAACTGCAGGTGACCGGGTGCTGGTCAAGAACCAAAGCGCAGCCTCGCAGAACGGTATCTACGTGGTCGCCGTGGGTGCGTGGGCGCGGTCTACTGACATGGATGCTTGGGCGGAATTTCCGGGTGCGTTTGTCTTTGTTGAAGATGGCACTGCCAACGACAACAGCGGATGGGTCTGCACCGTCGCCCCCAGCGGCACGATCGGGTCCACCTCGATCACCTTTGAACAGTTCTCGGGCGCTGGCCAGATCAACGCAGGCGCGGGCCTGACCAAGACCGGCAACACACTTGATGTTGGCACCGCATCGTCAGCGCGAATTGTGGTCAACGCCAACGACATTGACCTTGCGCAGACTGGCGTATCCGCTGGCACTTACAACCAGTTGACGGTTGACATTTATGGCCGCGTCGTCTCTGCGGTCAATGACAGCTTTGCGGCCTTGTACCTTGGCCCCAAGGCTTCTGCCCCAACGGTTGACAATCAGGGCAATCCGCTGCTGGTTGGTGCTTTGTATTTTGACACCACGCTTAACAAGATGCGGGTGTACGTTGCGGGCGGTTCGTGGGCCGATGCTGGGTCGTCCGTCAATGGAACATCGGCCCGTGCCGTTTACGTCGCAACGGCTGGACAAACCACGTTCGCTATCACGTATGACGTCGGGTTTGTGGACGTGTACCTCAACGGCGTAAAGCTGGTTAGCGGCACCGAGTTCGTGGCATCCAGCGGCACGAGCATTGTCCTTTCTTACGGGGCAGCAGCAGGCGACACAGTGGACATCGTGGCCTACGGCACATTCGCTGTGGCCAACACCTACACTCAAGCCCAGACCAACACACTGTTGGCGGCGAAGCAGGATGTTTTAGTTTCCGGCACCAGCATCAAAACAATCAACGGTTCGGCTGTGCTTGGATCGGGAGATCTTGTCATTCAAGGATTTACCCTGGCTCAAGCACAGGCAACATCTCTTTCTTTCTAAAGGAAATTATCATGGCCAAGACTTTCACCGCTCCATTCGCGCAAACCCCCAAAACGGCAACAGCCGTAGCCACTGCAGTCGCAACCGTCACCAACGACACGCCGACCAACGCAGTTTTATTGCTAACCGCAGGCGCAGACGGCGCAATCCTCACGCGCCTGTCTGCCATCCCACGCGCCACCGTGACAGCCTCGTCGCTGGTGCTGTGGATCAGCAATGATGCAGGCACCACCATGCGAATGATCGACTCTGCGCTGATGGCTGCTTACACCATGGCCACCACCACGCAAGTGCCCGTGACCACTTTTGCCAACTATTCTGAAGCCTCGCCGCTGCGCCTTGCGGCGGGTGACCGACTGTATGTCGGCAGTCAGGTGGCGCTGGCTGGCGGTATCGTGTTCAAGGCCGAATACACCGACTTCTGATTGGGGGTGAAAGATGCCTTATCAATATGGGATGCAAAACTCCCCGAGCGGGGGTAACGGCTTGGGTGGTTTGCCTAAGAAACAGACGACACCAAAAGAAGTGAATTTCACGCGAGTGCTTGGGTCAAACAATTTGGTATCTGGGGTTATTGTCCCCCCCGCAAATGCCAAGTACATGCGGGTTGCGGCAATTGGTGCGGGTGGGTATGTTATTGCAACCTTGGGCGGCTCTGGCGGTGGTGGTTGCGCTGCCTCAAAAATTGTTCCAGCTTCTTCTATCAGCTACTCAATTACAGCCTCAGACACGGCCAACACTATTGGTGGGACGACAGCGTCTTTTCCGGGATATCAACTATTCGGCCAAAAAAGTCCCGGTGGGCTTGGCGGTGTAGGCAGGGGTGGCGACTACAATTATTCTGGCGGTAACAGTGATGGGTCAAGAGGCGGCGGCGCTGCTGGTCCAATGGGTAATGGACAAACACCAACAACAGGTGCACAACCGCCTGTGCTTTCCGTGGGGTGGGGTGTTGGTGGTGGTTCTGGAAGTATAGGCCAACTTACTCACGGTGGCGGCGGCGCAGGCGCTTCCTCTGCAACATCCACATCAACGCAATATGGTGCATCCGTTTGGGGGACCCCTCCATCGACATCATTTGGAGGCGCGCTTGGCGGCGGCTCTGGTGATGACGGCTCAAACAACCGGGTAGGTGGCGTAGGCGGCATCGTTGTTGAGTGGTTCTACGACTGAAAGAACAGCATGATCAAAATCCAAAACAACACCCCCACCCGCGCACCAATCCCTGACTTCCTACACGGCCTTGCCCCTGAATCACTCGCTGATCTGTCATGGACTGACCCGGCGCTTGGCGTGCAAGACTGCAAATGGTGGCCCGAGGTCGATCAGTCGCCCGCGCTCAAGCAGTTTGAGCGCTACGGCGACGAAACCCTGACGCTGGGCGATGGCGTGGTCATCGTCACCCGTGCAGTGGTGCCATGGACGGCCGAAGAACTCGCCGCCAAAAGCGCCGCCGAAGCCAAGCAAATCATCACCGCCATCAAAGCCGAGCGCGATCGCCGCATCCAGAAGGGTGGCTACAAGGTGGGCACCAAGTGGTACCACTCTGACACCTTCAGCCGCACCCAACAAATGGGCCTGGTCATGATGGGGGCGAGCATGCCAGCGGGCATCCAGTGGAAGACGCTCGACGGCAGCTTTGTGGCCATGACACCCGCACTGGCGGGTCAAATCTTTGCGGCTGCTGCGGCCAACGATGCGGCCATCTTTGCCTCAGCCGAGACCCACATTGCAGCGGTGAAGGCCAGCGCCACCCCGTGGAGCTATGATTTCAGCACTGGGTGGCCCGCAGAGTTTGGTGCGTAGCGCACCAAATTGCAGCGATGCCGTAAGTATCACAATGCTGTAGGCCCTCGGGCCTTTCAGAACATCGAAAGGAGCCCGAGATGGCCAAACCAAGAACGCTTGCCAACACCGTGACGACCGAAGTCATTGGCACCAACACTACAGCCGTGACTGGGCGCAGCTATGTGCTTACGGCATCGCTGACTTTGACGCTGCCAGCAAGCCCCAGCGCTGGCGATACGGTGGTCCTTCAGAACAGCAGCGGAACCATCACTGCAACCGTGGCCAGCAACGGCAGCAACATCATGAGCTTGGCGGAAAACATGACGTTTGACGTCGCCAACGCAGGTATCACATTGATGTACGCAGACGCAACTCGCGGCTGGGTGCTGATTTAAGGAGCAACAAATGAGTGCATTGAGTCAATTTCTTCCGTTGGGCACCAAGCCACTGCGCCGAACCGAGTACACATCCGGCAGCGGCACATTTACTCCACTCGTGGCCAGCGGCTGGGCCAAGGTCACGGTCGTCGGTGCAGGTGGCGGTGGCGGTGGCGGTTGCGGTGGCAGCACTTCCATCGGAGGACAGGGCGGCGGCGGTGGTGAAACAGCGCAGTTCTGGATCAAGCTGGATCAGGCGTCCTATGCCTATGCAGTTGGCGCTTCGGGCACAGGCGGCGCGGGCAGCACGGGCGGCGCTGCGGCCTCGCTCGGCAACGCTGGCGGCAACACATCGTTTGGCCAAGTCGGCGCACGCGGCGGCAGCGGCGGCTACAACGGATTCAGCGGCACGGGCGGAAGCACAACAAGCAGCGGCCTCGGTGGCGGCGACCTAAGCGGCCTTGTCACATACACACCTTCAGCAGAGGGTGTCACCTGCGGCGGAAGCGCTGGCAGCACTGGCGTCAACGTGGGGCCGGTCTTCACCGTCAACCCTGGCGCTGGTCCCGGCAGAGTCATCGGTGCAGGCGGCGGCTTGGCTGGTTCCAACTTCGGCACGACACGCGGCGGCGGCTCCGGCGCTGGCAGTTCTACGTTTGGGCGTGGCGGCAACGGTGCAAATGCCACCACCGCTGCGGTTGCTGGCGTCGCTGGATCGGCAGGCACAGGATACGGCGCGGGTGGCGGGGGCGGGGGGTCTACGGACAACGCCAACACCGGCGGCACTGGCGGCGCGGGCACGGGTGGCTACATCTGCATTGAAGAATTCGGGGTGCTGTGATGATCGGCCAATTCATTGCAGTCCTCTTTCTTGCGCGTGACCTTGCGCACCGTGCCCACCTGCGCACCACCGGGCCGGGCAGCTTCGCCGCGCACGATGCGCTGGGCGACTTCTATCCCGCCGTTGTCGATCTGGCCGACACGCTCACAGAAACCTATCAGGGCTGCGAGCTGACGCTCATCGACATACCGCTGCTGGACAACGAGTTCCCCGGCGAGATCAAGGCGTCCATGCAGGCCCAGCTCAAGTGGCTCAAGGCCAACCGCTACAAGGCGGTGAAGAAAGAGGAGACGCACATGCAGAACATCATCGACGAGATCATCGCTCTGTACGACCGCACCATTTTCAAGCTGCATTTCTTGGAGTGATGCCAATTTACCGAAACTTTTGAAAGGAACCCCATGCTCTCAACTCTTATTTCATTTTTGGGCGGATCAGTGTTTCGCATGCTCTGGGGCGAGATCAGCCACTGGCTGACGGCCAAGCAGGAGCACGCGCACGAAATGGACCGCATGAAGCTGCAGGCCGAACTGGATGCAGCTCAGCACGGCCGACTGATGGAGTCCATCAAGCTGCACGCCGACATGGGCGTCAAGGTGATCGAGGCGCAAAGCCATGCAAAAGTCGATGAGATCGCTGCGGAGGGATGGCTCGAGACGGTCAAAGCTGTAGGGCGCGCCACTGGCATTGCATTCGTGGATGGCTGGAATGCGGTCATCCGCCCCGGCGTCGCCACATGGGCGGTGATCATGCTGACCCTTGGCGAGTTTGCCGTGATCAGCCCAAGCGACAATGTGCTGGCCGTGGCGAGCGCTGCCCTGGGCATCTACCTGGCAGACCGCAACTTGATGAAGCGGGGCAAGTGATGACGCCCGAAGAGTTGGCTGCAGCCCTAGCCCGCCGCTTTGAGGGCTTGTACCTTAAGCCATACCTTTGCCCGGCCGGAGTTCCTACGCTGGGGTACGGTGCCACTTTTTACGAGGACGGCACCAAGGTCAAGCTGACTGACCCACCCATCTCCAAGGAGCGCGCAGAGGCATTGCTGCTGTGGATGGTGCGCACGGTGTTCTTGCCCGCCGTGGTCAAGCTGTGCCCGGTCAAGATGACCCCGGGCCAAGCAGCGGCCTTGATCGACTTCGCGTTTAACTTAGGCGCGGGCAACTTGCGGGCGTCCACTTTGCGACGCCGTGTCAATGCCGGGCAGTGGGGCGATGTGCCAACAGAACTGCGCAAATGGGTCATGGCTGGCGGGCGCAAGCTGGCTGGGCTGGTTAAAAGACGTGAGGCAGAGATTGCCTTGCTCTGAATATCACAATGCTATAGAATCGTCCTCGGGTTATTCCGCCTGCGAGTTCCCCTATATCGCCCCGCAATGTCGGGGCGTTTTTGTTTGAAAGGCCTGTATGGCGAGCACTGTTCAAAACCCGTTTGACACGACCCAGCAAAAGCAGTTTTCCGGGACCGGCGATGTCACTGGGCAAATCACCGGGGGCGCACGCAACGGTCAAAACTGGGACTTCATGGACCAGCAAGGTAACCGACTGACTTCAGTGCCGTATGACACGTTTGTCAAGGACTACCAAAGCAACGGCTCAGGTTCTGTGCGCAGTGGCATCAACGCAGTCAATGGCGTGCCTGTGTACAACTTTGGTGGAAAGTCCACGCAAGGCGCACCCGCTGAATTGACCACCTCGGCCCCCGCAACAAGGTCGGCTAGCGTTGACCCCACTCCAATGCCAAAACCCACCGGCATGGTCAATAGCCCCACTCCAATACCAAAGCCCACCGGCATTGTGGCTGGTGCGATTACAGGCTCTCCAAGTGCGGGATTATCGACCTCGCAATCTCCTGTCACTGGTGCATCGCCTCAGACCTACACACCACAAACCAGTTCGGTAAACCAGCAAACAGAAACTGTTGCCGGGCAGATGGACAGTATTCTGGCCACAGACAGCCCATTGATGCAGCGGGCTCGCACATTGGCTGCGCAGGGTATGAACCAGCGCGGGCTGGTTAACAGCTCCATGTCTCAGGGCGCTGGTGTCGCAGCCATGATTGACCGCGCCACGCCCATTGCTCAACAGGATGCTCAGACTTACAGCAATCGGTCTTTGGCCAACTTGGATGCCGTCAACGGGGCGGGTCAATTTAATGCCGCGCAAGCCAATCAGTTGTTGTCTCAGAACCTCAACATTGCAGCCAACAAGGAATTGGCTACGGCGCAACAAAAGTTCCAGTCCGCGCAGGCCGATCTGGACCGCGCATTCCAAGCAGTCCAGCAGGACAAGAGCATCAAAGCTCAAACGGATTTGCAAAGCGCGCAGATGTCATTCCAGCAGGCGCAAAACCAGCTTGACCGTGCGCAGCAGCTTTCTATCAGCAACGCTCAAGTGGCATCCAATGAACGCCTGACGATGGCTCAGATTGACGCCACAGCAAAGAATTTAAACACGTCAAATCAAGCTCAGATGGAGCAAATGAAGACGCAGATAGCAAACAACCAGACAGAGGCGGGAAAGAACTACGCCGCAACGCTGACACTCAATGCCACCAACCAGATAAATGCTTTGCTGGCAGATCCAAATCTGAGCAGCAAACCAGAAGATGGCGCGAACGGTGTAAGCCCGAAACAGGCAGCAATCGACAACCTGATCAATTCCACCAACTCATCGCTGCAGTGGGCATCTACTTTCTACAACACCACGCTGCCCCGGTACACGGCCCCTGGTGGAGCCAGTTCTTCGATCAAGCCCGGTGCAAGGTACTCGCAGGACCAAGCTAACACAGCCCTTCAGTCTTTGGCCGTCACGGACCCCAACGCTTCGTATCAAGACGTCGTTAAGTCGGCAATGGCTCAGGGCTACACGCTTGAGCAAATCAACAAGGCGTATGCGTCCGTAGGTGCGTCAACCTCCAAACCGCTAGGCGGTAGCGCGACGGCCACAAAAGCTCCAGTAAGCCCTGCGCCAGCATCTGCCACTCAGGCGGTGGATACGAATCAGCTTGCTTCCGCCTTTAAGGGCGGCGACATCGGTTCCGTCAATAGCCTGATTTCTGGTTCAAATTTGGGTGCCGCACAAATCAAGCAACTGTATGGGCTGAATGATGCCGACATCAATTGGATGCGAGGTCAAGGCGTGAAGGTATGACCAAAATCGTCTGCCGCAAGGCCAAGCTCGACGACATCCCCGCGATTGTGGATATCGCGGTGGAGTCCGTTTCACGCGACCCGTTGCCCGTCAAGGTCAACCGAGACGCAATGGCCGACACGGCGCGCACTTGCCTGAACCCCGCGCACTTCATGTGGGTGGCAGAGCAAGACGGCAAGGTGGTGGCGTCCGTTGCCGCCTGCGTTCAAGAGAGTTTTTGGTTTCACAAGTTGCAGTGTTCGGTGCTGCTTTACTACACCCGCGTGCCGGGTGCTGGTCTGCCACTGATGCGAGAGTTTGCAAAGTGGGTGAAAAGCCGATCCGCCATTAAGTTGGCCATCATCGAACTGGAGCCGGACGCAGACCCGCGTCTGGTGAAATTTTTAAATCGGTTGGGGTTTGATCGTGAAAGCCTCAACTTCACTTATGTTAGGAAGCATCATGGGTAAGGCAGTCAAGTCAGTCGGTCGCTCTATTGGGAAGGTTGTCAAAGGTGCAGCGAACTTCACCAAGAAATCGTGGCAAGCGGTGGGTGGCGCAGTCAAAAAGTTTGCCAAGAGCAAGATTGGCAAGTTAATCATCATTGCCGCCGCCGTTTACTTCGGGGGCGCGGCTCTGCTTGGTGCTATGGGAACGTCTGGCGCAGCAGCCGCCGGAGGTGTGTCCGGGCTCAGTGGTGCGGCGGCAAACGTCGGGGCGGCTTGGTCCAGCCTTGGAACGGCCGGTTCTGCTTTGGCCGCTGGTGAGTTTGGCACGGCGGCAGGCGCGGTTGGCAGTGGCTTTACCGGAACGGCTGCGGCCACTGGCGCAAGCGCTGCTGGCACAGGCATGGCCGCCCTCGGCGGCGAGTCCGCATTAGGATCGGGCCTGTCTGCAACCACGTCTGGGACAGGACTTACGGCAGGCGCTGGCACCGGCACTGGTTTGACCGCTGGCGGTAGTGGCTTGGGTTTGAACGCTGGCGCAGCAGGTCTCAATACGGCAGGTGCGGCCAGCACGTTGCCAGTTGGGTCAACCTTAGCCAGCATGCCAGCGGCAATGACAGGAACGGGTGCGGCCACATCCCCCGGCCTGATCGGCGGCATGATGTCCAGCCAATACGCAGCCCCTGCCGCGATCATGAGCGGCACGCAACTCATTGGAGGTGCCATGCAAGGTGTCGGTGCAAGGCAAGAGCAAAAGCGCCAAGAGGACCTCGATCAGACAGCGCGCAACCGCTACAACACCAACGTCGGAACACGCCTCTGGGGCTGAAAGGAAACATCATGGCAGGATTGATTCAACAAAAGATGGCCCCCTCTGCGGGAGACGAGGCTGCAGAGCAGGAGCCGGTAGAGGGTCAAGGCCCAGACGGTTCTGCCATGCACGAGGGCATGGAAGGCGAAGCGCCCGAGGCTCAGGACAACAGCGGACCAGACTCCGAGACCGACCCCGGTTACCAGCAGGCGATGGAGTTCGCCATGGAAGCCATGTACGGACAGGGCGCAGCCAAGGAGATGGCCAAGTCACTGAAGTCCAGTGGCGATCCTGTTGAGGCCATGGCCAACACCGCCTACGAGATCGTCTCCATCGTGGACGAGCGCACGGATGGCGCGGTTCCTGATGAACTGCTGGTGCTGTTTGCGTCACGCATCTTGGAGGAAGTCGCTGAAATTGCAGATGCCGCTGGCGTTCAGTACAAGCCATCGGACATTGCCCTGGCGCTCAAGCAAATGATCTTGCGGTTTCTTGGCGAGCAGGGCGTGGACACCACGCAGTTGCAGCAGGCCATGGATCAGGTTGACCCAGAAGAATTCAACCGAGCAAGCGCGGAGGAAGGCGAGACCACAAAACAAGAGGTGCCCGTATGAGTGGACTGATTTGGGCCGGTATCGGCAAGGGAATCGCAGACGCCGGGCAGACGCTTGGCGGCTACATGATGAAGGGCATCGAGGCCGACCGCCAAGACGAGCGCGACGCTTTGCGCGAGGAGCGATTGATTAAGCGTCAAGAGGCGCTGGACCAGATCAAGGCTGACCGCGAAGAAGCCAAGCTGCGAAAGGATGCAGACATCTATTCGCAGGCAGAGGCTAACGCCCCCGCAATTGGTGACCAGCGCCGCTTTGAGAAATTCAAAGCAGACCTCGGTCAGACTGCTGCATCCGACGAGGACCTGCGCAAAGTGTTTGACGAGCACTACAACCAGCGCAAGGTTGGCAATTTCGAGGGGGCAGACCGTTACACCGAGCGGTACAGCAAGCAGAAGGAAGACACGCTCAACGAGATTCGCCGGTTGGGTGGCTCAAGCGCCGCCATCAAGGAAGGCCGCGAGTCTTACAAGGCCACGGTCGAAGCCGAGAACAGGGCCGACAAGGATGCTTTGGATCGTCGTCGGGAAGACCGCCGAGATCAGCAAGCCCAGCAAACAGCCGAGTACCAGACCGGCATGGTGGCTGCGGCCATGAAGCGCGGCGATGCTGCTATGAAGAATGCCGAGCGCCCACGCGGCGGTGAGGGCGGTGGCTCTGGTGGAGGCAGCTCAAAGGTGCGCAGCACTTACACCGACGACCAAGGGCAGAAGATCGCCGTCATGTCCGACGGCTCAACCAAGGTGCTTGGCCGCGGCATGGACTTCGACAAGCAGGTGGCCAGCTTGGTCAACACCATGAGCAAGAATGACTACCAGTTTGGCAAATTGCCGGAAGAAGAAAAACGTCAAAAAGCAATTGAGCGTTTGACAGGTGGCGGCGCGCCATCACCCAAGACAAGCGATAATCAGAAGCCGTCACCGACGATCAGCGCTTTGCCCAAAGGCGCAACCCAGATCGGCACCAGCGGCGGCAAGCCCGTTTATCAAACGCCGGACGGGAAAAGATTCATCGGCAATTAAGGATTGAAATGTCATACCAAGAATTTAGTGGCGAGCTTGATAAGCCCACAGAGTTCACCGAGTTTTCTGGACAACTTGATTCCGAAGTCACCGACACCGGCGACGAAGCCGCCCGGCTCGCGGCGCGGTACAAAGCGCCTGAACGATCCGCATCATCATTGCTCCCCCGGCCCATGGACCCGCTGGGTCTTGCATCGGGGAAGCCTACGGGGTCCGCGCCTATCCGTGCCCCAGAGCCTGCGCCGCAGCGTGCAGCACCTACCCCCTACCGCAACAAGCGCGAGGCGCTGGATGACGCGGTGAACCTGCTGGAAGAGGGCTACGACCAGGCCAAGGTTGCCGAGTCATTCGGTCAAGCGGGAATCAAGTTCTACGAGATCGCCGCTCACGGAAAGAAGCGTGGCAGCGAGTACTTCAAGCAGCAGACCGCACCAACGCTGGATGCTGAGACCGCCAGCTTGGCGCGCCGTTTCCCTGCCCCGGTGACGGGTGAGATCAAGAGCACGCGCAACGAAGAAAACTTCCCCGGCGCAGACGTTGCACTGGCCGGTGCGAAGGGTGCAGTCAGCGGCTTCAAGATGCTGATGAGCGCAACAGGGGCAGGTGGCCGTGCGACATCGACAGCCGAGAAGGCGCTTGAAACTGCAGACCAATACCTCGAGGGTTTGCGCAGCGCGGCAGCCGTCAATGACGACGAGCGCATCGGCAAAATCATGGACCGAGCCAAGGATGGCACATGGTCCGAGCAGGTGGTCGCTGCAGCAAAAGCTGCTGGCGTAGCCCCCGCTTCCTTGATTGCGCAGGGCTTGGGCACCAGTGTGCCGGTGATCCTGACATCTCTGCTGCCCGGCGTGCGCGAGTCCACAGTCGCTCGACTGACTGCGCAGATCGGCTTGGGCGCAGCGCAAGGCGCAGGTGCCACCAAGGAGGCGATCTTCAACGCCGTGCGTGACGACATGCTGCGCGCTGGCGTACCCAAGATCGAAGCCGAAGAGCGGGCTGAAGCGGCGCAGTCTTACTTGGGAAAGAACAAAGACCAGATCGCCATTGGCATGGCGCTCGGTGCGCTGGCATCTTCGACCGGCGTAGAGAATGTCATCCCCATCGGCCAAGTCAGCAAGGTGCTGGCCAAGTCTGGCGTGTCCCGTGCAGTGGCCGCCGCCGAGCAGAATGTGATTGGCCGAGGTCTGATTGGTGGCGTCACCGAGGGCGTGCCTGAGTTCTTTCAGGGATCGTCCGAGCAGGTGGCGCAAAACGTGGCGCTGCAGCGCGAGGGCCGCGACATCGACACATTCCAAGGCGCAGTCGGTAGCGGCACGCTCGAGGCATTGGCTGGCGCTGGCGCTGGTTCCATCACAAGCGCGGCTTTTGGCCGCCCTCAAACCGCAGGCGAACAACTGGCCCGCGAGTTGGACGTGAGCATCGCAGGCACCGACTTCACCAGCGCCGACCCGGTGGCCCGTGCGCGCCTGAGCCCCGGCTCAGTTGACCCCACCCTCATCAACCCCACGCAGACTGCCCGCGGCGTGGCCGATGTCGGCCCGTCCGCTCCCATCAACTTCACCCCCGCAGACAGCCCATCCGCACAAGCAGGCTTGGCCCCCATCGTGGTGCCGGTGCCCACACAGCAGGAGACCACCGATGTCAGCGCAACAAGCCTTCCTCCACTGGCAACTCCAGGAGGCAGTGACCTGTCAAGCAATCAGCTCGCAGGAGGCATGGACGTTTCAGGACCTGCTGTCACAGACCCCGCCGGGGCAGGAGTTGGAAGTGCCGGACAGCTTGGAGTCAATGTTTCGCAGGCTGGCGCTGTACCAGGCGCAGCCGGAAAACTTGCTACCGGCCTGAGCCGCCCATTCGATCGGGCCACCGATGCCGACTTGCTGGCGCGTACCGAGGCGGCCATTGCCGGTCAAGAGAATAACAATGCTGATACGCAGCCTGCCGAACAATGGTTCGGCCGCAAGGGCGACGGCTACACGACGCAGGGCGACGCTGAGCAAGCGCTGCCCCGGCGACAGCGCATGTTCAAGGATCTCGACTGGAAGGTCGAGCCGATGGCCAATGGCAAGTGGCGTTTGGCCGGTTATCCCGCAACTCAGGAGACGAACAATGGCAATCAAGCCCCTCAAACCATCCAAGGCCAAGCGCAAAGACAGCAAGCACCGGCCATCGCCGGAGCAGCAACCAGCACAGGAACCCCCGCACGTATTCAGGACGGCGCAGCAATACTGCGCGACCCACAGGCTGGCGGAAGCGTTGCTTCGCAGCGAATCAGAGATGAATTCCAGCAAAAGCTGAACGCAGTCAACGAGCCGGTCACGCTCAACGCACCAGACCCAAAGACCGAGGCGCAAGTTGAGGCTTTCGGTTCGGCTTTGGGGAATCTGTTTGGCTTCGACCGGCCAATCGTTGCATTCGACGATCCTTCAGCGGCCAATGGATTTGCCTACGATGGGCAGGCGTTCGTCAACACGGCCAACGTCGAACTGAGCGTGGAGCGCACAGCGCTTCACGAGTTCACGCACATTGTTCAGGTGATGGCCAAGGCCGACACTCAGGCTGGCAAGACCGGCACGGCTGCCCAAGAGTTCAATGCGAACCTGCAAGGCATCTTTGACGAGATGTCGGAGCAGGGCAAGCGCCACTATGTCGAGGCGTACTTGCACCGTGATGACTTGGCCAATCTTTCCGAGCCGGAGCGCGAGGCAAAGATTCAGCAGATTCTGAAAAGCTCGCTGCTGCGCGACGAGATGACGGCCGACTTCATGGGCAACCGTGCGAAAGACCGCGCGTTTCTGATGGACTTGGCTGCGCAAGACCCAAGCGGCTTCGAGTCGTTTGTCAATAAATGGATCAGCCTGATCGACGGGCTCATGCAAAAGCTGCGCGGCCTGTCATCTCAGGATGTCAGCGCACAGGCTCAGGTTGACAAGGCAGTGAAGGATTTGGCCAAGGCCAAGATGGTGGCGCGTGACGCCCTCATCGCCTACCGCAAGGGCGCGCTCAAGGAGCGCAACAACGCGGCGACGGCAGCCAACAAGACGGCGACCGCACAGCCCGCCGACATGATGAGCGTCACCCCCGAAGCCGCGTCACAGCCTGGCGAGCCGGTGGCCACCGACTACGTGGACGGCTTGGTGCAAGACATGACGCTGGCCGAAGAAGCGCTGGCCGCCATCAAGGGCATCAACCTGTTCAGCAACTTGGGCAAGCTCAAGCTGAACAAGGTGGACTGGACCGAGATCGGTGTGTTGCCCGCATTCGCACGGGGCGGGGCCAAGGCGGGTTCGTTGGAAGACCGCGTGGCAGATGGTGCGTTCGACGAGTACCTGCCATTCAACATGCGCCACGACTCAGCCACGTTCGACGAGCAAGAGTCCACCGAGTACATCAAGGATGCGCTGCGTGGCTGGAGCAAGGGCGCGGTGTACTACCCATACGACGTGCGCATGCAGATGGCGCAGATCGAGCAAGACATCAGCCGACTGCAAACAGAAATCAACCAGGAGTTTGACCGTGAAGACATCAACAAAGAAATCCAGCGAATCGCCAACGAGCTTGCGCAAGAAGGTGGAGTCCCTGTCACCGGACAAAAGGGTGCAGCTGGCGGCGCTGCTCAAGCTCAAGCAGGCGGCGCTGCGCAAGGCCTGAAGGCCAAGAGCGGGCGCGTCTACCGCGACACGCGCGGAACAGGTGTGCGCTTCCACGGCACCAGCAAGGCGCTGCCGTCTGGTGGCCCGACCAACGATGGCGTCTATTCCGGTTCTGCCAAGAACATTTACGGTCAAGGCTTCTACACCAGCGATGCAGCAGACATTGCTGACGGCTACACACTGAAGGGCAAGGGCGGGGAGCCTGTTGCCTACAGCGTGCAAGAGCGCGATGGCGTTCGCTTGTACGACATGGAGCAGCCGATGACTGACGAGATTCGCCAAATTGCCAAAGAGGCATTGGGCGATCTGTACTCGGACACCAACAACGAAACCGGCGCACCAATTGAAACCTTGTCTCAAGCATTTGACGAGGCACGCGCCGAGTCGAAGTCTGAGGGCTATTCGGTTGACGAAGTGCAGGATCGGTTTGACTCTGTTCGTTACCAAATGGAAGGCCTTGGCTTCCGTGGGTTCCGTCATGTGGGCGGCAAAAAGACTGGCCGCGATGCGCATGACGTGCGCATCTACTGGTTCCCGGAAGATGACATTGTTGTCAGCAAGACAGACCTGTCTCAGTATGAAGCGCAAGCCCTGACCACCTACAGCCCCAAAGAGATCGAGGCGCTGGAGAAGGCAAGCGCCAAGCGCGAGGCCGACAAGAAGAAGGCCGACGCCGCAGCAGACCAGAAGGACAAGGCCGATGCAGAGGTGGGCGACTTCACCCTGACCGGCAGCGACCGCGCCGCCGATGTGGGTGCGGCCCGGGGGCAGGGGGACATCTTCATGTCCAAGCGCAGTGGCAAGGACACCTCCGCAGCCGAGGCCGTGCCCGCTGGACAGGAGCTGATCGCCATCCACAACCTGACGCCCGAGAACCTGCTGTATGCCGACGAGATCGGCGGCCTGCCTGTGCCGTCCATTGGCGTGACCAAAGCGGCCACACCGTTCTACGCTTTCGGCGGTATCACAATGATTGCGCCCAAGGGCATGGTGGACCCCGGCACGGGCACGCCTGTGTTTGACCGCGATGCGTACACCTCGCGCTTCCCTGAGTTGAACTACAAGAAGCCAGCCCGCAAAGCGGCCGATGCTTTCTACGACAAGATCAAGTCGGCCCGAGACTTTGCCGAAGATGGCTTTGTCTCGCAGGCGTTTGACAAAGTCGTCAACTCGTCAAGCGTCAAGCCCGACCAGCTTGTCAGCTTGTTCGACAGGTACTCCACGCCCCGTGCGCTGTTTGCACGTGATGTGCTGGGCAAAACTGTCAAGGTTCCAATGCGCGATGTGCAAACCGACTTCAAGTGGGTCAATGACAAACAGTTCCTGACGGCAGCGAAGCCGCTGATGGAGAAGATCAAAGAGATGGGGGCCAACGACATTGAAGGCTCTGCCGAACTGAAGCAATTGGCCGACATGGCCCGCAAGGCTGTGGCCGCATACGTGGACAAGCCAGGCTCCGAAGGCGCACGCTTGGCCGAGGCACTGGGCCGCAAAGACGCCATGGAGAGTTTGGTGACAAGCTGGGGTGTTGACGGCGAGTGGGTCACCGACGAATCCAAACAGCCAAGCTGGAAATTCTCTGAGTCCGTGAACAAGGCCATGCGCAATGCTGGCAAGAAAGAAGTTGACCAGAACAAGCTGGATGCGGCCATCGACAAACTGGTGAGCAAAGATGACCCGGCCTACGTGGCTTGGTATCAGAGCCTGATCAAGCCGCTGTTCGACCAGCCCACCATCACCGTGCGGGGCAAGCAAGTTGCACCCACGCTGGACAACATCGTTGAGGCGATGACGGCTGGAGGCGTGGCCGGTGCAGAGAAGACCATGACCAGTGGCGTGGGCAAAGTCTCAGCCATGCTGGGCAAGCGCTTCAAGTCGCTCGACGAGATCAAAGCGGCCCGCGACCAGGTGGTGTCTACCGCCCAAGAAGGCGAGGGCAAGACGGGCACCGAGAAACTGTTGAACGATTACCGCAACAAGGCGCTGGAGTTCTTCACCGAGAAAGACTGGCGCGGCAACGTGGACACATGGGCTGGCATGGACGCAGCCATGGAAGCGCTGGCCGTTGCAGGCAAGGGCGCTCTGACCGACGGCAACGTGCGTGTGGCCCTGCAGCGCAAGGGTTTCCGTGGTGTTGATCAAGAGACCATCGACTTGGCCAAGCAGGGTGTGGAGGCGCTGCGCTCTGCGGTGACCGACTACTTTGAGGCCAAGCCACAGCGGGCCGTTGCACTGAGCGAGTTCCGTGGTGCCGTGGTGCCCAAAGGCGTGGACCCCAAGGCGCTTGAGGTGCTGGCCAAGAACAACATCGAGACCGTTGAGTACAACCCGAAGAAGGAAGGCGACCGCGAGGCCAAGCTGCAGAAGCTGGCCAAGAAGCTCGACAAGGCCGAGGGCGACATCATGTTCAGCCGCAGGTCTGAGCTTGAAAGCGGCGACCCAAATCCTGCCGAAGCGCAAAAGATTGAAGCAGCATTGACCGGCAAAGGTGTCGTTGATGCAGCCAAGTGGATGGCGGCAAATGCGCCCGACAAGGATCAGCGCATCATCGCCACCGCTGTTGCCGCCCAACTGTCCAGCATGGAAAAGTCTGGCTTTGATCTGCAACTGAATATTGCACACGTCGGTGATCGCGTGCCTGCCGCCTTGCTAAACGGGCGTGGGCACACGCAGTACTCTTCTGCTGAGAACAAGACGCGCCACCGAATTGTCGTTACGTTGAATGGCGCAGACGTAGCGGGCAAGGTCGGTGCTCGCTATCAAACCGTGCTGCACGAACTGGTCCACGCCGCAACGATTGCGACCATCTACGCCGGTGAAAAGAAAGCAGCGAACGGCACCAGAATTGGCGAAGCTGTTGACCGGCTGTACGGCGTACACAATGCCATTGTTGCGGAAATGAACAAGCGCATCACTGCTTACAAGAATGGTGATGGCAATCTGTCAGAGTTTGAAACCAAAATTGGCCGCAGCATGGTCAATGCTTTTGACAACCCAGACGAGACCATTGCGTGGGCTTTGGCAAGCCGCGAAGCGCAGGACTGGCTGAACAGCATTGACTACCCAAGCACTGGCCGATCGGTGTGGAAAGAGTTGGTTGAGGCCGTGCGCTCCGTGCTGGGCTTGTCGCCACGCATCAACTCTGCGCTTGATGAGGTTCTGCACGTCAGCAAAGACTTGCTTGAGGCCGAGGTATCGCAATCTGCAAGGATCATCCGCACCTATGCTTGGCAGACTGGCATTCAGTCCGAGCTTGATACTGTCACTCGCGGCGAGATGGACGCCGAAGACACCGGCATAAACCGCTCCAACCGCGCCACCATCGAAGTCGACGGCCAAGACCGCCCCACAACCAACAGCAACGGCCAGCAGATCGCCAGCACCGAAGACGGTGTGCGGAACTTCTGGCGCTGGTTCGGCGACAGCAAGGTGGTGGACGCCCAGGGCAAGCCGCTGGTGGTGTATCACGGGACCAAAGGCGACTTCAGCACATTTGACATTGACCGTCTCGGCAGCGGCATGGGAAACACCGGGTTCCTTGGTGCAGGCTTTTACTTCACGAACAATGACTTCATGGCGTCCGGGTACTCCGGTGGCCGCGGCCGTATTGGTGAGGGTAGCAATGTGATGCCCGTGTACCTCTCGCTGAAAAACCCACTGAACATCAGTGGCGAGACGTACCGTAACGACTCCCTGCCGAGAAATGTAATCGCAGCGATCAACGCCGCCATGCCTCGTGAGGCTGGGCTTGATGCCTTTGCTCGCAACACGACTGCCGACGGATTTCAGGGCGAGTTCTCGATGGCAGTCGAGCGCAACTCAGATGTGGCGCAAAAGTTCAGCGACAACCTGCAGAAGGCTGGCTATGACGGCGTGATGTACGATGGCGGCTACGAGATCGTGGCCTTCCGCCCCGAGCAAATCAAATCCGCCACCGGCAACAGCGGTGAATTCGATCCTGCTGACCCGGACATCCGCTTCAGCAACCGCTCCATCCCCCGCCAGAAACTGATCGGCTCCAACTTCGAGGTGCCTGCCACCAGCAACATCGACGCTGCCCGCATCAAGCTGCAGGATGACGGCCTGCGCATGAAGCGCGTGATTGAGGCGGTCAAGGCCAAGGGCGGCACCGTCGGTGAAGCGCAGAACTTCTACGACGCCAACACGCTGATGCCCGGTCGCATTCAGGCGGCCATCGACGACTTCAAGAACGACGTCGTGCGCCCCATGCTGGACAAGGCCGCTGAGTTCGGCATCGACATGGACGAGCTGTCCGTGTACGCCTACGCCAAGCACGCCAAGGAGCGCAACGCCTACATCGCCAGCATCAATCCGCGCCTGCCCGATGGCGGCTCCGGCATGACCAACGCTGACGCCGATGCGGTCATCGCCAAGGCGAAGGCCGAGGGCAAGGAAGCGCAGTTCGAGGAGCTGCACCAGGCTCTGATGGGCATCACGTCGGCCACGCGCCAAGTGATGCTGTCCGAGGGTCTGATCACCCCCGACGAGTTCACTACGCTCGAGGGTGCATACGACAACTACATCCCGCTGCGTGGCTTCGAGAACGTGGACGAGGAAACCGGCGTGGCCCGGCCCGGTGTTGGCCGTGGCGTGAACGTGCGCGGCGCTGAGACTGTCCGCGCCATGGGCCGCAAGTCCCGGGCGGGTGACCTGATCGAAAACGTGATCCGCGACTACGAGCGCGTAGTCGCCCGGGTCGAGAAGAACGATGTGGCCAAGGTGCTGCTGGACTTCGTGCTGTCCAACCCAGACCCCGACCTGTGGGGCGTGGATGTGGAGCGCAGCAAGCCGAGCTTCAACAAGGCCCAGGGCACCGTGCAGTACACCAAGTCCATCGAGAAGGGCGAGGACACCATCGGCGTGAAGGTCGGCGGCCAGCAGGTGTACATCAAGTTCGCCGACAAGGAACTGACCCGGGCCCTGCGCCAAGCATGGAAGGATGAGACGAGCGGGCTGGAGCGGGCGACGCTGGCCATGACCGGCTGGTGGAACAACTGGCTGCGCGCCGTGCTGACCAAGTACAACCCGGCCTTTGCGCTGATCAACATCCCACGCGATGCGCTGTGGTCCGGCACCGCTTCGGCTCTGGCCGAGCTGGGTCCCAAGGGCTTGGCCAAATACCTGGCCGCCTACCCCAAGGCGCTCATGGCATCGACCCGCCAAGAGGCGGGCGTGGCCGGCACAAGCAACAAGCTGTTTGGCAACCCTGTGATGGACGCCCGGTTCAAGGAGTTCCGCTCTGCTGGCGGTATCACGGGCGGCTTCTTCATGCGCACGCTGGACGACATCAACCAAGAGCTGCGCAACGAACTGCTGCTGGCTGGCGCGTCTGCCCGCACACCGTGGGAGAAGGTCAATACACTGCCCCCGTTCAAGCTGGCCAAGATGACGCTCAAGATGCTGGAGTTCATGGGCGCTGCGTCCGAGAACGCCACCCGCTTTGCGCTGTACCAGGCGTCCCGCGAGGTGGGCAACAGCCCGGCCAAGGCGGCGATCTTGGCGAAAGACGGCACCACCAACTTCAACCGTAAGGGTGAATGGGGTGGCGCGCTGAACAACCTGTACCTGTTCTTCAACGCCGGTGTGCAGGGCAACGCCCAGCTTTTCAAGGTGGTGCTCAAGAGCCCAGCGGTGCAGGCGTCCATGGCGGGCGTGGCCGGTATCGGCATGATGCTGGCCCTGTACGGTGCATCCGCTGGCGGCGAAGACGACGACGGCGAGGCCTACTGGGACAAGATCCCCAGCTACATCAAGGAACGCAACATGGTGATCATGCTGCCACCGGGCGATGCCCTAGCTGGTGGCATCAAGCGCGCTGGCAAGCGTGGCCGTTACGTCACGATCCCCGTGCAGTACGGCTTCAACATCTTCCCCAACCTCGGCTACACCATGGCCGATGTCCTGCGCAACCAGGCCGACCCCAAGCGTGGCATGACGCCCACCAAGGCGGCCCTGCACATGACGTCCACGGTGTTCGGCTCGGTCAACCCATTCGGCGGCGCGGTGGACTTGTCCGACGGCGTGCAGGTTCTGCTGGCGGCCATGCCAACATTGGCTGACCTGCCGATCCAGATCGTCAACGAGCGCAACACGTTTGGCTCCGCCTCGTCGCCGTTCAAGTCGCCGTGGGATGTCAGGCCAGATTCAGAACGGATGTTCACCAGCCAGCAGGACTCTGTGTCGGCCAAGATTGCCAAGGCACTCAACGAGCTGGGCGGTGGCAACGAAGGCAAGGCTGGGTCGATCCTGGGAATGGACACTTCGGTGGCACCTGGCACCATCCAGACCCTGATCAGCGCCACCACGGGCGGCCTGGGCACCTTTGTGGAGCAGGTGGGTACGGCTGTGATGGCCATGACCGGCGACGACAAGGACCTGAAGGCGAACAAGATCCCATTTTTGAACAAGTTCTACGGCGAGGTGGACGAAGGCGCGAATACCCAGACCGCCCGCGAGCGCATGGACAAAATTAAGAAACTGGCGGGCGAGGTGAAGGCGCAGCAGAAGCTGGGCCTGGACCCCGAGCTGAGCGGCGACGATGAGCGCTTGTTGAGCTTGGCCAGAATGCAGGAGACCTATCAGCGCCAGTCGTCCATGATCCGCAAGGCAGAGCTGGACATCATCAAGGACGAGAAGATGACCAAGCCTGAGAAGGCACTGGAAAGGCAGCGCCTGCAGGTGGAGCGTGACAAGCTGGCCACCGACATGAACCGCGAGTACCTGCGCGTGGTGCCAAAGTAAGAAGGGGGCCGATTGGCCCCCTCTTTACTGGTCTGGTTCGCAGTGTTCTTCGACGCAGCCCTTGCCCATGTGGAACTTGAGCTCGCCAGTGTAGAACCCGTGCGCCAAGGTCAGCACAATGACGGCCGCCAGCACGGCAAAGAACGTCAGCACGCGGCGCTCTTGCTTGGCGTCGGGTCTCATACAAACCCCCTCAAGTCCGGTGCCTTCCACCCGTCCGGCTTGCCGATCTTGCCGCCCTCAAGGATGACGGGCTTGCCATCCACCAGCTTGGCCTCGTTGCTGGCCAGCACGACCTGGTCAGCACCGTCCTTGTCAAACCCGGCAAGGTAGGCCACGCCGTTGCCGGTCACCTCGGCATCGCACAGGGCATCCAGCGCATCGGTGCGCAGGTGGGTGGGGATGTAGACCGTCACCTCCCGGCGCTTGAGTTTGCTGGCAAACCACTCAAGGTCCACACGGGTTCGGTCCAGCAGCTTGGCGTAGCCTTCCTTGTCGGTGCGCAGCACCTGCAGGAACTCGCACAGCTCCTCGATGTGGCAGCCAATCTGGACCACCAGGTCCTCGGGGTTTGGCTCCTTGCCGCACGCCTTCAGCCAATTGGCCGTGCGCTGGTAGTTGGTCAGGTCAGATTTTTCGTACAAGGCCACCGCGCCCTCTTCGTTTGGGGCGCAGTCGGTCCAGCCAAATGGCTCGGCTTTGAAATAGCCGAAAGGTTCTTTTGACATGCTCATTCCTGCTCCCCCTGTTCCATGCTGCCGACCCGCTCGGACACCAACCGGACAGCCAAAGCCGCCATCTGGTGCGCGCCGCTTGTCTCTTGGCCTCCCTCATCACCGAACTCGATTCGGATGTTGACGCCGTCGCCTTCGTCTTCAAATATCACTGTTGCTTTGCTCATTCTGTCTCGCCTTTCTCTGCTTCCGCAGTTTGCTTGGCCCGCAGCCATTGGGGCAGGATTGGGTACATCTTCCCGTCGTGGTCTACGAGGAACGGCTCTGTCAGGTGATCCATGCGGGTGACGTGGCACCCGTGGATCTCGCCCGGCTCAAAGCCTTCCTCGATGCCCATCTCCTTGCGGATCTCCTCCATCCACCAGCCCGGGGCGGCGATGACGGGGAGCGGTGTCTCGGCCCACTTGTGGGGCTCGATCTTTTCTTTGAGCGCCTGCAGTGCGTGCTGCACGTTGGCGATGCTGTAGACGGTGGTGCCGCTCATTGGCAGGCCTCGCAGGTTCCTTCGCCGGACAGGTCGCAGGCCTTGCCCAGCTGGAAGTCGTTGTCGTCGGCTGGCGCTGTTGCACGCAGTGCATGCACTACGGCGCGGAAGATGAAGTCCTTGGCCTGCTGCTCGCGTGGCAGATCAGCAAACGGGACGATGCAGTGGTGGGTCTTGGCTTCGGCGTTCTTCTCAGGCCCGTACACCCAGCCATCCAATACCTTCTGCGCCATCCAGCTCTGGTGGCTGGCCTCGGGGCCGACGTTCTTTTCGGTGTGCAGCTTGACCCCCAGAAGGGCGCTGTCCTTTTGCCACTGCGGCGCGTCTTCCCATGCGGGCTGACTCATGTCGCCGAGGGCTTGGCAGTAGGCGCGGTTGACCTCGTGGCACACGCGTGCAATTTGTTCGCTGTTCATGCTCAGCCCCTCCAAGTGATGGCTTTGACGGCCCACATCTGGGCGGTCTGGGCTTCGGTGATGGCGACGCTGGCCATGCGCTTGACCTCGGCGTTGTCGGTCGAGGCGCGCAGGTCGTTCATGCGGTCGATGACGCGGGCAAACTCAGCCTTGCACTGGGCCACGGCGTCGTCGTTGCTGGGGTTGAAGGTCAGGCCGACGGCCTTCTCGCCGTAGGTCATTTCTCGTTGTGCTGCTTCAGTCATGGTGGTTCCTTTTCACTTCTAACTTTTTGGCGGTTGTTGAGCATTCATGCGGGTCGCCAGCCCACAATCATTGTGATAATTTAGATGTGATCAAGGGGCTCGATTCTCTCGAGACCCGCATGAACACTGGGTTTGCGGCGTGTTTCTGCGACGGACTGCAAATCCGTGTACGCCGGTTCGATTCCGACCCCCGCCTCCAGCAAAATCAACAGGTTGCAGCGACATTGTAGCTTCACTCTTGTGAAGGGTTAGAAGTACTTCTAACTTTTTTGATTGCGGCTGCATTGCTGACAAACCCTCGACGCACTGTGGTGTAGTGTGAAGTCATGCGCTCGGTGGTGTGGCCAAGCAGGCGGCGCGCGGCATCCATGCCCTCGGCATCCAGCATGGCCAGCCCGGCCATCGGGCGCAGGTCGCGCAGCTGGAAGTCTTGGTGCTCGACGTCGGCCTCCTTGGCCTTTGCGAGTGCTGCGGTCCTGGCTGCAGCGAAGCGGTAGCGGAAGGCCCCCACGGGGTTCAGGGGCTTGCCATCTTCGTCGGTCAGCACATGCCCCTTGGGCTTGTCCTTGCCGCCACGTAGGCGCTGAATCAGCGCCTCGAGTTCGGCGTCTGCAACGACGATCTTGAAGCCGGTGGTCTTGTTCATCCAAACCTTGACGGTCATCGGGCTGGCGCTGAGATCCACCTTGCCCCACGTCAGGCCAAACACTTCCTGCGGGCGCGTGCCCAGCCGGGCGGCCAGCTCCATGACGTCCTTGACCATCTGGTCACCGCATCCGTGGACCAGCCAATAGTCCTGTGGTCGCACCTCAATCATGCGGTTGCCGGTGCCGGGCAGTCTGGTCCCCGTGACAGGGTTGATGGTTGTGACCATGTCTCGCTGCTTTGCCCAGTTCCACATGGCCGACAAGAACCGCAGCTCCTGCCCGGCGCTGTGTTTTGACGTCTTGCCGCGCACGTCTAGGTAGGTCACAACGGCAGACGGCTTGATGGCGTCGAACGGGTGCGGACCGAACACGGGGCGCATGACCTTGAGGTACTTCTTGCGGTCGGCAATCGTGCGGGGGGCCAGCTCGCCGCTGACCACTTCGGCCTCGGCCCAGGCCATGTACTGGTCGGCCACTGCGTTGAAGGTGCCTGCCTCGTTGGGGGTGGCCTTGCCCTCCAGCTCGGCCCACTTGCGCAGGGCGGCTGAACGGTTGTTGCCAAGCGGGTGCCACTTCACCTTGCCGTCGATCTTGGGCGTGTGGTAATAGGCCACCCACTCCTTGCCGCTCTTGCTGGTGCCGCGCTTCTCGCTGAATCGTGGAAGTCTTTTCATGCGTGAAGTATAAGCGATGTGATAACTCAGCGCAACGAGTCGAAGTTAAATTCCACCGGCGCGCCTTTGATCAGGTCCTCGTCGCGCTTCACACCCATGGCTTTCTCCAGCGCCTTGCGGTGGACTCGTGGCCACCCGCTCTTCGCCTCGATGAATGGGATGTCGTTCCCCCGCAGCCAGGCCTTCACGCCGTCGCGGGTGTGGTAGTCCGAGATCGCGCACAGATCTTCTTCGGTGAGGATGTCGCTCATCACAGCGCAGCCCACCCAAACATGAAGCCCAGGTAGAGCACCTTGAACATCACTCCAAGCAGCGCGAAGCACAGGACACCGAGAGCTCCGACAACAAGCCAAGCGCCCGCGTAGGTGGCCAGGATTTTCATTTTCCATCCCTCTCGAAGATCGCGGAGCGCAGGTACACCGCCAGGTCCAGCGCCTCCTCATACGCGTCGCGCAGTGCGTCGCGCCCGTTGTGCGGCTGCAGCGGCGTGCCGTAGCGCTTGATGCCTAGCTCGTGGCGGGCCTGCATGTCGGCCATCACGATCGGCCACACAGCCGGGTTGCTGTTGGCCACCGGCATTGGTTGATCGCCCTCGCGCATTGGTTTGTTTGGTGTTGTCATTGTTTTCTTTCTTCAGAAAGGGATTTCGTCGTACTCGTACTCATCGCACCCCACCGCCTGCACTTCTGCTGGCGGAACGGCTTGAAACTTTTGGCACCGTCCCGTAGCGAAGTGGTCGCAGTTTCCGCAGTGAATTTTGATCGACTCCAGCGTGCGCAGCTCGCGGCGGAACAGCTCGATCTTGGTTTGTATTTCAATGCGGGTCATGTCAAGCCACCGACTGAATTGCACCCACCAGCTCAGTGGTGGTGACGGTCTTTTTGGCCGCAAGTTTCTTCGCGGCGGCGTGGCGCTTCTTCCAGTCGCGGACGGCCTGCAC